CAAGGTCCGGAGATGAGAGGAATTGAGTCCGGCAAATTGTTCGAGAAGACCGGCACATGCATTGAGATCACGGGACATACGCGGAACAACCCGCCATACGACGGGCTAATCAAGGACATCGGCTTCACATATTGGCCTGCTCTTGAGGAGCAGCGCAGGAAGATCACGTTTTATCAGGGAAAGAAGGCGATTCCCGTTGTGCCGTTCAAGCCGCCACGCTTCAAGCAGGGAGAATTTCGGACTGTCGAGTTCCAAATCAACGGGAAAAAAGTGACGGCGACCGGCGGAAACGTGATGGACCATGCCGAGAATCGCCATCCAGGATTCAACTATAGTTATAACTATCGCGTGATCCTTGATTCGGATGAGCGAGCAGCTGGTGACAAGAGCGTGGCTAGGTTCTTCTGTCACGTATCGCTGTCTCCGGAATGGATCCTGAGTCGCAACAAGGACACGATCGGCGGCAGTGCGAGCGAGCAAGACGAGCTCTTCGGCAAACTCAATGAGGCCTTCGGTGACCTGATTGAGAAGTCGAGCAACCGTGAGCTGAGACTTGCCTTGTCGGACATTGAGGGCTGGATCGAAGACTCTCTTCAGGACAAGAGCGACGTGGCGCAAAAGAGAGATCCAGGCGAGACGGAAGGAAGTCATCAGAAGAGTGATACACCGCGATCAAGGCAGCGTGCGGCATCAAAGACGAAACCGGGAAACAAGCGGCTAAAGACCAAGCGAACGACGATCTCTATTGATGTGATCGATGGAGATCCGGAGTTGGTTGGTCGCGTCTCGGTACACGGAAATCAGATTGCCGTGAGGCTCCATCGGCAGTACCCGCCAGTAAGCGAGGCAATGCTCGATCCCGAAAAGCGCGACATCGGGCAGTGGGCGCTAGCGCTGGCGGCTCATGCGCAGTCTCTCCGCAGTCCAGTTCTTCCGGCAATGGCCTCGCCGGAAACTGAGGAGTATATCAGGGTATACTCGCAGGCTATCCTGTTGAACTACAAGCCGATCAGACGGCTTGCTGCTGTATCATCTGCGCGGGCACGCTAGTGAGGCAGTTCACCACCCGCCACGGCGCTTGCGTCTGAGTCTGGCACTAGCCTGATCGCAAGCGGATGGCGTGTCGTCGGAGAGGTCACCGGGAGATCGTGGCACCGTCCGTCGCGGCCACGAGTTGATCGCCATCCGACTCAAGACAAGATCCGATGGGAGGCCAGGTGATCGCTGACCGCTTCGCCGTGCTCGAGATCGTCGACGAGGACCTCGCGCGCGAGATCGTGCGGGATGTGACCGAGGAGGGCAGGCGAGTCCTCACCCGGGCCTCGGAGATCTGCCGGGAGAGGTCCCCGGAGCGCTTCCGCTGCGCCTGCCTCCCGTGCTCGCTCGTGCGGTTCTTTCCGCCCGCCTGAGCCCTCCGGGGCCGAAAAGGCCCGCAGGGACGGGCTGGTTTCAGCGGTCGTCCCTTGCGCTGTTTGGTAGTGAATGGGGCTTGACTAGCGGGCGGGGGTCGTCTATCTTCTCACCCATGGCGGCACGGAGCCGCCGGGAGAAGAGACCCATGAACGAGCACCTCATCCTGATCGGATCTTGCAAGGCCTGCCGTAAGGGGCATCGCATCGCCGGCGTGCCGCAGATGGTCGAGGTCGTCACCGAGGGCAAGGGCCTCGCGGCGGGCAAGGTGTTTCGTCGCATGGAACTGCAGATTGCTGGCGTGCCTCTCTACAGCGCGCGGACTCGCAAGAATAAGGTCGAGACCGTCAGGTACTTCACTTCGGTGTACTGTGCCTGCAAGCGCGGCATGGCGTCACTCAAGGCGGTTGTGGGCAAGGTCAACCAGACTCCGTGCGACGCGCGCTGCACCGATGCGAAGGGTCATAACTGCGAGTGCTCGTGCGGTGGTGAGAATCACGGCCGCGCACATGCGGCCTAAAGAGGAGCGAACCATGACTTCCAATGACTCGATCCAGGTCGGCGACATCTTCTACGCCTCTTGGGGATATGACCAGACCAACGTCGACTACTACGTGGTCACGCGGCTCGTCGGGCGCTGCTCGGTCGAGCTTCAGGAGATCGGCACGGCCAAGGTCGCGACGATCGCGCCCGGAGTGCTGCGCGTGAAGCCCGACCCGTCCGTCAGGATCAAGGCACCCTTCAAGAAGCGCGTGAACGAGTACGACGGCCGTCCCCTGATCCGGATTGCGTCGTACTGCAACGCCTACCGCGTCGAGGCCGACACGACGCATCAGATGACCACCTACGCCTGAGAGGAGCCGACCAGTGTCCGACTACATCCCGAACACCATCCACAGGTACCCTCTCGCCGTCGAGGTCCGCTGCGAGGACGATGAGCGTCCAGCCTGGGAGCGCATGACGTGGGCCGACTTTGCGGAGGCGAACCCCGACCTCACCGAGTGGGTCGGCCTCAGTATCGCAACGACGGGCGGCTGCCAGGTCGGCGGAGGCGCGGCCCCGCTGTTCACGATCCGCCGCGCCCGGGCCTGACTGGTAGGGGCTTCCGTGGGTCGGACTGTACCGGGTTCTGTACCGGGTTCTCGTGGGAAAGCGGTGGAGTGGAAGGGGAAGAGGAAGAGCCTAGGGAGGCTCGAAAACCCTCGAATCCGACCCTCAGGTGGACACCCGTCACCAGCCCAAAATCGAATGGCATTCAAGAGGTCGAGAGTTCGATTCTCTTCGGCTCCACTAGAGGGACAAGGGTTTTCTAGGGGTAGGGCAGGCTGACCGGGGGTGACTGTACCGGGTTCTGCACCGGGTTCTTAGCCGCCCGCCCCTCGGGCCCTCGACTTCGACGGCTCCGACGCCCGGATGAGTGCCGCTCTCATGTCGTCCGTCGAGGCGATCGAGTACCTGCGGAACACGGCCTCGGTCCGGTGGCCGGTGAAGCGCATGATCGTCTGCTGGTCGATGCCGGCGAGCCGTAGGTGCCGGACGCCCGAGCGGCGCAGGTCGTGCGGGATCCGGCCATGGAGGCCGACTGCCCCGCACGCCGTCGAGAACCGCTTCCCGATGTCGCCCAGTGCCCGACCCCGGGCGTGAAATACCCACGGCACCCCCGGGTCCCGGTCCGCGAGCCGCCTCTGGGTGATCTCCCAGAGGACCCCGGCCATGGGCAGGAGCCTCCCTCGCTTGGCCTTGTCGCGACGGCGCGACAGGAGGAAGCCCTGGGCTTCTCGGTCGTAGTCGCTCCAGGTGAGCGTCCGGGCCTCGCCGATCCGCCACGCGGAGTAGAACAGGAACCGCACGAAGTCCCCGTAGACGGGCCCCTGGGTGTCCAGATGAGCCGCCAGGGCTTCGAGCTCCTCCCTCGAGACGAAGCCCTGCCGGGCGTTTGAGTCGCCCACCACGATGTTCCGGATCCGAGGGCGAGCGGCCTGCGGTACGAGGCCGCGCTCGACAGCCAACACGAAGCCCCGGTTGAGGAGGTGGACCTCGGAGCGAATGGAACTGGGTGCCGCGCCCTCGGATAGCCTCTCCGCGATGTAGCGGTCGACCCGCTCGGTGGTGACCGTCCGGGCCCGCTCGTGGGCGAGGAACCAGCCGAGCACGTGCCTCGCGTGGTACCGGAGCGACCCGGCAGACCGGAGGCCCCTGCGGTGGTAGTCGGCCTCGACGAGGCCCACGAGCTCGCCCACCGTCAGCCGGGACTCCTCTGGGACCGTGACTCCCCGGGTGACATCGGCCACGCGCCTGCGCAGGACACGCTTGGCCCGACGCTCGTCCACCTCTCCGGTCGAGGCCCGGACCTCGCGCCCGGCGACCCAGAAGGCCATCCACCAGACCCTCGAGCCCTCCCGTCGGTAGAGCCTGCCGTCGCCCCTCATGACCTCTCCCGTGGCCTCACGACCGAGAGGACCGCCCGGATCTCGACCTCGCCGCCCTCCCCGAAGGACACCTCGAGCTGCCCCGTCACCCGGAGACGGACGGGCATGCCCTGGCCGGACTCCATGGCCCTCGTGATCTCGTCGAGGTCCCGCCGGGCCATCCGCCACCGGATCGATACCTCCTGCTCGGGAGGAGGCGGTGGCGGCAGTGGGACACGTCTGGGTGACACGCGCTGACGGTACGCGGGTCACCCGCGAAAATCTACCCCCGAGGGTATCGGTCCCGGGGCCCGCTCGGAGTATGATGCCCCTCCATGGACTCTACCCCTGCGGCCGTGCCCGCCACGGTCGAGAGGCTCCTCTCGCCGGCTCACGTGGTCGACCTCCTCCAGGATGCCACGCTTGAGGAACTGGCTGCCTTCTTCGCCCAGGCCCGGGACATGGGCTCGAGGGCGTGGATGGCGATGGCCGTGTGCGTCGGTCTGGCGCAAGAGCGCTCCACCTACGGCGATGACGCCCTGGGGCAGCTCTCGCAGCTCTTCGGGTTGCATCGCTCGAGGATCGCGCGCCTTGGCAGGATCTATCGCGAACTCCTGCGCGAGCGCATCACGCACGAGGGCGATGCTGCGACGTTCGTCCTGAGCGAGCAGAGTTGGTATGAAGTTGCAGTCGAGGCCGCGCCGATCGTGCGTCGGTCTCCCGATGAACTCCTCGCTGACGCCGAGGCGCGCAAGCTCGACGACTCCCGCTACTCGATCCGTCGGTGGAAAGACGACCTCGGCCTCGACGGCGATGACTCGCTCGACGGTGAGGCGAAGCGAGTGCTTGGCCTGTTGGTCAAGATCGCATCCATGCCCGACGACGTGATCGAAGCCATCCACCGGACCTCGGGCCCAGACACTCTCGCCACGATCCGCACCGCACACGCAGCACTCCACCGATTGGACACCGGAGAGGATCTCACGTCCAATGCACGGCCTGCCACCGACGGAGTCGGTTGATAACGTGCCGCACCACGAGCTTCCGGTGCTGCTTGCCCACCTGCTAGCCCTGCAGGCGAGAGCGGTCGCGCGCATGGCGTGCGAGCCAGTGCAGACCGACGACCGACTGCTCGACGCACAGACTGCGGCGGCTCTCCTGTGCAAGAGCCCGAAGTGGCTCTATAAGCACGGCCGCACCCTGCCGTTCGCACGGCGGGTCGGTAGGTCGCTCCGGTTCTCCGAGGCCGGCATCCGTCGCTACATCGNNGAGGAAGCGCGTCAGCACGGGAGGCGGGATCGCGTGGGGTCGTCTCGACCGGCGGATCCTGGGCACGCTCCTCGACCTCGCCCGCTCGTCCCCCGGGGAGCGCCGGGTCATCAGGATCGACCTTGAGGTGACCGTCCAGGGCACACCGAACCAAGGGTCCCTCAGGGCATCAGGGCGCGTCAGGGCCCTGGGCGCGGTCCGTAGTGCGAGCCCTTCCACTTCCCCTTGACACGCTCCGACCGATCGCGTAGGCCAGTCCTCGAACCGTGACCGCTCCCATGGTGGGGAGCAAAGGAGAAAGCGTATGGAAGAGTCGACCCTGCCGGCTACGACGCCGGCACCCGTCAGCACGAGACAGCGAATGCTGACGCTTCCCGAGAAGCCCGAGGATGCGCTCTACCTCGGCGAGATGCTGCTGCGCAGCCGTCTCCTCCCGGACCACATCCGGACCCCAGAGCAGGCCTGCTACCTGATCCTCGCGGGAGCGGAGATGGGCATGCCCGCGACGCGCGCGCTTCGATCGCTCATGATCGTCAAGGGTAAGGTGATCGAGGGCGCGGACAGCCAGCTCGCCAGGTTCAAGGAGTGCGGCGGCCGGGCGCAGTTCGCGGCGCTCGACGACACGCGCGCGGAGCTTAGGCTGCGCCACCCGAACGGCGACGAGCACGTCGAGACCTACACGATCGAGGACGCGAAGCGGGCCGGACTGCTCGCGAACGCGAACTGGCAGAAGCACCCGCGTGCGATGCTCCGTTCGCGCGCGATCACGGCCGGGCTCAAGTCGATCGGCTGGATCGACGCGGTGGGAGCGTATGACCCCGACGAGGCACGCGAGTTCGCGGGGCCGTCGTCTGCACTCGATGACGCGCCAGCACCCGAGCGCATCGAGCGCCAGGACAAGCAGCCCGAGAAGCGCCCCGGGCGGAAGTCGACGCCGAAGCCCGAGGTCGTCGTCGAGGCCCCGGCGGCAGAGGTCGTCGTCGAGCAGGGCCAGTCGCAGGTCGCGGAGATTCAGGCGTCGGTCGACGGCGTGTTCCGCCGCGCGAACAGCGACCGGTACCTGATCGCAATCGGTGGCGTGCGCTACGAGACGGGCGAGATCGAGCACGCGCGCACGGCGAAGCAGGCGCAGATGGACGGCGAGGAGGTCGTGGTCGAGCTCGACGGATCCACCATCACCTCGCTGCGGCGGGTGGCGTAGGGTGGCGCGCGACCCGAGTGCCTACCGGATCGACGGGCGGAGGGTCCCGTCGGTCACGGAGGTCCTGAAGATGGGCGGCTGGATCGACTTCTCGGGGGTCGATCCGGCCGTCCTCTCCCGGGCCGCAGCACGCGGGACGTTCGTGCACGAGGCGAGCGAACTGATCGACGAGGACGATCTCGACTGGTCCACGGTGCCCCGCGAGTGGGAAGGGTACGTGCGAGCCTACGCCGACTTCCGCCAGGCGAGCGACCTCGAGATCGTCGCCTCCGAGGAGATCGTGCGGAACGAGGCCTTCAGGTACTGCGGACAGCTCGACCGTCGGGGAACGCTGCGCGGTCGGCCGTGCATCCTCGACATCAAGACCTCCTACCAGCCCTCCGACACGTGGGGAATCCAGATCGCCGGGTACGCGGCGACGTTCAAGGGAGTGAGCCATGACCGCTATGCGCTCTGGCTCCGCAGAGACGGGACGTACCGACTGATCCCGTACACCCACCAGGACGACGAGCGGCTGTTTCTCAGCACGGCCGTCGTGGTCAACGGTCTGATCGACCGGGGTCTCGTGACCCCGGAGTGGAAGAAAGGAAGCGAAGATGGCGAAGCGTAAGAGTGCAGTAGCGATCGAAGAGGAGTTCCCGCTCGAGGCCGAGCCGACGCTCGAGGAGCGGGCGCTGTCGGTGCCGGAGCAGGCAAGGCAGATCGTCGTGATCGACTCCGCCACCTGGGCTCGCGCGAGCGAGACGCTGGGCGTGATCAAGGAGCTCCGCAAGGAGATCGACGACACGCTGGACCCGGTGGTGAAGAAGGCGCACGAGGCGCACAAGGCTGCCGTGGCAGCGAAGAAGAAGGTCGAGGCTCCGCTCGTGGAGGCCGAGACCTACCTGCGCGGCGACATGGCCCGGTACAAGCGCGAGGTCGACGCGGCGAACGCAGAGGCGAAGCGGCTCGCCGAGCAGGCGCGTGCGCGCGAGATCCGCGAGCTCGAGGAGTCGGGCGACATGCATGCGGCCGACGCCGTGCGCACCGCGCCGGTGGTCGTGGCGGAGGTGGCAGAGGCCCCTGAGGGCGGCGTGGAGACGAGGGCGATCTGGCGCGCGGAGGTGACGGACATGATGGCACTCGTGAAGGCCGTCGCCGCCGGGCAGGTGCCGATCACGATCCTCGCGGTCGACACCAAGGCCCTGGGTGCCGTGGCGCGCTCGCTGAAGCAGGCGCTCAACTACCCGGGCGTGCGCGTGTACGAGGATGTCAGCATCGTCGTCAAGTGATGACGACAGAGGAGGAAGCGTGAACAGAGCGATCGTGATGGGACGTCTCGGCTCCGACCCGGAGACGAAGACGATGGCGAACGGCACCACGCTGGTGACGTTCTCGCTCGCGACCAACGAGCGGTGGACGAAGGACGGCGAGCGGAAGGAGCGCGTGGACTGGCACCGATGCGAGGCGTGGAACGGCGTCGGGGATGTGATCGCCAAGCACTGCCGGAAGGGCGACCGGATCCTCGTCGAGGGCCGACTCCGGGTGGACACCTACGAGAAGGACGGCGAGCGCAAGACAATCAGCAAGGTGCTGGTGGACCGCTTCGAGTTCGCGTTCTCGCAGGGCGGGGCCTCGAAGGAGGACTCGTCGAACGACCTGAGCGACGTGCCGTTCTGAAAGCCGGTCAGCAATAGTCAGCAAAAACAGGAGAAAGCGAAGGTGACTCATGACGACGAGACGAGTGGTGTGGATGGTGCTCTGGGCCTACGTCTGTGGCTTCGCGAGCTGCGGGACGCTGATCTTCTCGCGGGGGCAGACGATTGGCCGGGCGATGGCGAGCCTGGGTGCACGCATGGCGAACGCCAGCGTGGACCCCGAGGTGATGGTCGACGGCATGAGCTCCGTGGCGCTCTACGGAGACGAGTCGGTGGAGGAGGACCCGAGGCCGGTGCGGACGGCCAGGCGGCGGTAAGCGTCGCCCGGGTCTCACGTGTGAGGTGTCAAGGTGGCGATCGCTTCCGGGCGATCGTCATCCGGCCGAACGGCAATCGCTCGCAGTTCGGACTCTGGGACACCTACGAGGAGGCGCTCCGAGTCGCGAAGGCGCGTGCAGCGCAGGGCCCCTCGATCCGCGAGCAGCGAGTCATGGAGGGCTGCCTCGTCGCGCACTACTACGATGTGACCCTCGGCAGACAAGGCCAGGGCACACCCTACCAAGACCTGGCCATCGCACTGCTCGACTCGGCCTTGCGCGATCTTCGTGGCCGGGACCGTGGGCGTAGGGCGCAGGCGCAAGAGTGGATCCGAGGCTCGTCGGGCTGCGCGCCGGCCGTCTCGTTCGCGGTGTGCTGCGAGATGCTCGGACTGGACGAGACCGCCACTCGGCGAGCGCTCGTGGGTAGGACATCGGTCGAGTGCGACGGGGTGAGGGTGGGTGGACGTGGTGCGGAGTCGCAGGGGCGATCCGACTGACGACGGGCCCCCGGATGTCTCCGGTGAGCGGCGCATGCTGCGGATGCTCCTCGACGTGTCGATCGAGGACCTACGCACGGGCTGCCCGGAGGCGAGTGCATGGTTCCATGCCGAGCCGGAGGTCCCGGCGCGGCTGCTGACTTACGAGGACGTGTGTCACTGGCTCGGACTCGATCCCGACCACTTGCGTCGGATCCTGCACCGGGCCCGCCCGTCCTCGACACGACGACGAATGACCGTCGGACAAGACCGACGAGAAAGCGAGGACTGACGTGATGATCCATGGATGCACCTCTCTCACGATGGTGCCGATGCTGCTCGGGATGGCGACCATCCTGACGCTCATGCTCCGGAGGGTGCTGTGAGCCGGTTTCCGGGCGGGCCCGCCTCGCTCGAGGCGGAAGCCGACGCGAGAGCGGTGGTCGAGACCATCCAGCTGTCGACCAGGGTCCGCCAGCAGCGATCCCTGGAGGCCGCAAGCAAGCGCGGCTGGAGGCAGATCGGGATGAACGCGCAGTTCGCGACCTGCTCGCACCCGGAGCATCGGCAGTACCTGTTCATCGCTACCAACGGGAGCATGCGGGTGGGTCGGGTGCGGGCCACGGCGAAGGTGGTCCGCGTGGAGGACCTGCCATGAGCGACTACTTGGACTTCCTGCGCTCGAAGGAGTGCCGCGCTCCGCTTCGCGGGCTCGACGATGTGCCGACGCTCGCGGCTCATCTGTTCCCGTACCAGCGCGCGTGCGTCGAGTTCCTGCTCCGCGTCGGTAGCGGAGGGCTATTCCTCGACACTGGCCTCGGCAAGACCGCCTGCGAGCTCGAGTGGGCACGCCATGCGGCGGAGGCGACCAACGGACGCGCTCTGATCCTGACTCCGCTGGCCGTGGCTCGCCAGATCGAGCGCGAAGGCAAGCGCTGGGACTATCAGATCCGTGTGATCCGCGAGCAGTCAGACGTGGGCGATGGGATCAACGTCTGCAACTACGACCGGCTCGACAAGCTCGACCCGGCGGCATTCGGTGCGGTGGCCCTGGACGAGTCGTCGATCCTGAAGTCGTTCTCCGGCAAGACGACGCGCGCGCTGATCGAGGCCTTCAGCAGCCACCGCTTCCGCCTCTCCGCGACGGCCACGCCGGCTCCGAACGACCACATGGAGCTCGGGCAGCATGCCGAGTTCTGCGGCGTGATGCGGTCGAACGAGATGCTGTCGCGCTTTTTCATCAATGACACCTCGACGGCCTCGCAGCAGTGGCGGCTGAAGCACCACGGCGTTCGCGCGTTCTGGGACTGGATGGCCTCCTGGTGCCGGATGGCCTCGATGCCGTCGGACCTAAACGACGCGGACGACGGCTTTATCTTGCCTCCGCTGCGAATCCACCGACACCGAGCAAGCGAGCCGCAGCAACCTGTCGGCGGCGACCTGTTCGGACACGTGACGGTCTCGGCGACTGCCATGCACGTCGTGAAGCGCCAGACGGCAGAGGCTCGAGCGGAGCTGGCGGCGGAGCTCGTGGCAGCCGAGCCGGCGGAGCCTTGGGTCGTCTGGTGCGACACGGACTACGAGGCCGACGCGATCCTGAAGGCGCTGGATGGCGTCTCGCGCGTCGGCGAGGTCCGAGGGTCGCATCCGCTAGAGCGCAAGGAAAAGACGCTTGCGCGATTCGCGGACGGCGACCTGCGCGTGATGATTAGCAAGCCGTCAGTCTGCGGCTTTGGCTTGAACTGGCAGCACTGCGCGCGGACGGTATTCGTCGGACGATCGTTCTCCTACGAGGCCTGGTATCAGGCGATCCGGCGACTCTGGCGCTTCGGCCAGCGCAGGCCGGTCGAGTGCCACCTGATCGTCGCCGCCGGCGAGGAGTCGATCGGTCGAGTCATCGACCGAAAGGCCGACGATCACTCATCGATGAAGACTGCGATGGCGGCTGCGATGCGCCGGGCGATGGGAGAGAACGCTCATGTGCGCGTGCCGTATCGGCCAACGCACGAAGGGAGGATGCCATCATGGTTCGCTGCCTGAATGAGCAGCACGGAGATAAGTGGGTCGCGTATCACGGCGACTGCGTCGACGTGCTGCGCCAACTGCCAGACGAGTCGGTCGACTTCTCGATCTACTCGCCGCCCTTCGGGTCTCTGTTCGTCTACAGCGAGCAGGCGGCCGACATGGGCAACAGCGGCTCGGATGAGGAGTTCGAGGAGCACTACGGCTACCTTATCCAAGAGATGATGCGGCTCACGCGGCCGGGTCGCATCACGGCGGTCCACTGCTCGGACCTGCCTCTGACGAAGTGGCGCGACGGCGCAGTCGGGATCAAGGACTTCAGCGGCCGGATCATCGCGATGCACGAGCAGGCCGGCTGGATCATGCACAGCCGTCGCACGATCTGGAAGTGCCCGGTCGTCGAGATGACGCGCACGAAGCACGTCGGCCTGCTCTACAAGCAGCTCAGGTCCGACTCGGCCAAGTCGCGCGGCGGCATGCCGGACTACCTGATGACGTTCGTCAAGCCTGGCGTGAACGACACTCCGATCCAGCACACGCCCGAGGACTTCCCGCTCGACCAGTGGCAGGAGTGGGCGTCTCCGGTCTGGATGACCGTCGAGCAGTCGAACGTACTGAACGTGAAGGCCGCGCGCGACACAAACGACGAGAAGCATCTCTGCCCGTTGCAGCTCGACGTGATCCAGCGCGGCGTAGTCATGTGGTCGAATCCAGGCGAGACGGTTCTCTCGCCTTTCATGGGCATCGGATCCGAGGGCTACGTCTCGCTCAAGCAGGGTCGGCGCTTCGTCGGCGTCGAGCTGAAGGAGTCCTACTGGGCGCAGGCGTGCCGGAACCTCGAAGGCATCGAGGCTCAGGGCGACCTGTTCAAGGCGACTTCGTGACGCTCGCTGACATCCAGCGCGAGGCGCACGAGACGGCGGTCGAGAAGGGCTGGTACGAGCGCGAGCGGCCGCCGCTCGAGCTCCTGATGCTCATCACGACGGAGATCGCCGAGTGTGCAGAGGAGTGGCGACGGCCCGACCTCGACATGCGGGCCGTCGCCGAGGAGCTCGCGGACGTGGTCATCCGGTGCGCCGACGCTGCGGCATACTGGGAGATCGACCTGCAGGAAGCGGTGACGGAGAAGATGGAGGCGAACAAGGCACGGCCGCACCGACACGGAGGGAAGCGGTACTGATGGAGGCGGGCGAGATCGTCGCCAGGTTCGAGCGTGGCGAGCCGATGGGCATCTTGGCAGAGCAGCTCGGGGTGACGCTCGAGGATCTCCTGTGCACCATCGCGCAGGAGCGGAAGAGGCGGAACGCGAGGATCCGGGCCGTCGAGACGCATCCGTCGTCCGTCAAGCCGGGTCGGCACTGGTACCCGGTGGACCCCTACGTGCAGTGGATGCCGCCCGAGCCGAGGGTGCCGCCTGGAGGGCGGGACCGGCTACTGCGGGCGGCCGTCCTCGAGCAGGCCGTGCGGGACGCAAAGGATGGTGACGCCTCGGCCATCCGGTGGATCTGGGGACAGTCGACCAGCGAGCCCGGGTTCTCATGCGAGGCGATCTGCGACGTTCTGGGCGTCGAGGTCGAGGACGTGCGCCGGGTGGTCGCCAGGGCCCGGGGACGCTGGTTTCAGGCTGTGGAGACCGTCAGCAGGCGCTGACAGGAGGCGGATATGCGAGAGGAGTACGGTGTCGTCGGTGGCTACCTCGTGCGGATGGAGCGATCGAGGAGGGTTGCCTCCCGGGCGTTCTCGCGGGCGGACGTGCTCCTGGCGTGGGTGGCCGGACTGGCCGCCGGGGTGGCATCCATGGCCCTGACGCGGTGAGTCGGGATTTTTTCGCGAGGCGAGCGCAACCTTGACTTGTGGGTGGGGTTTCATTATCTAGGAACGGTCGGCAAGGAAGCCGGCCGCAAAGCGAAGGAGAGACCCATGACCCACGCAGTCGCCAGCATCACCGAGAAGCCCGCCACCGGGCCCGGAGCGCTCGACGGCCACAAGGCCACCTGCACCTGCGGGTTCGAGGTGTCGACCTCGCTCTCCGCCGAGATGGCCGCCTTCGACCTTGCGGCCCACATCCGCTTCATGGTCGCGCAGGACCGCCCGGCGAAGATTCGCCGGGCGGCCTGAAGGGAGCACGACCATGACGACCACCTACCAGCAGATCATCGCCGACTACCTTGCGACGCGCCGCTACATCGACGTGACTCCGCGCGTGATCGAGGCCTGGATGCGGTCGGAGCACGGCACGCTCGACCACCTGTCGCGTGCCGAGTTCCACCGCGAGATCGAACAGTGCCGCGCGGATGCGCTGGCGGCCGGACCTGAGATGAGCGACCAGCTGGCCCGGTCGTTCGGGCTGTGAGGGTATCATGACCAGAACTCACGCTGAGTACGTGATCGCACTCGCGCGACGAGATGCGGTCGAAGCCCGACACGCGCAGGCGCTCCGGGCGGCCATCTATGAGCCAGCCGATGCAGCCTACGCGACCTATCAGGCGGCGCTGCCGTACCCAGACGCGGCTGCGCAGGCGTCGGCCTACGCTGCCTACGAGGTCGTCCGCGACGAGTGCCACGAGATCGCGAAGGCGACCGACTACCGCTTGCCGGCCGATGGCGCATCGGCCTAAGGGGAGATCACCATGGAGATCGAGAAGCGAATCAAAGCGGAAATCGAACGTTTCGGGCTCTTCGAAGGGGAAGACTTCCTGATCGAGCGGATCGGCATCGAGGACTCAGATGTCGTCGTGCGAGTGTCTGACGGAGTCAGTGAGGACCTCTTCATCCTGGGGCAGGCGAGCCTTGACGCGCTTTCGCTCAGGAAGCCCAAGGGCCCCTACGAACATCGGCTCGGTCAGTTCGAGTTCTCCTGCGTCATCTCACGATCGGACTGGCAGCGAGTCGTTCAGGGAGATCGCACGACGTGGCAGCCAGTATATCACGGCTTCGTGCTCTTGATCGACGCCGGGACTGTCGCTGGTCCCGATACGGTATCCGAGGCTGACCTCTACGGCATCGCAAGGGCGATGCAGGTAGAGCTCTACGATACTCGCGTATGGGTCGAAGTCGTCGGTCCCGGGCAGTCTGCCGGTCTCTACTCCGCTGACGTGGTCTGGGAGCCAGTTGATGCGGTCGAGCGTGACCCGGATCTGCTGATCGCCATAGATGCCGCGATGGGCATCGCCAAGACGATCGTCTGGCCCGCTGGGATCGACCGCGAGCACCGTGACCGCGTCATGCTCGCGCACCTGGCGAAGCGCGAGGCGTGGGTCGACTATAGGTCTGGCCTCGACGTGCCAAGCACGGCCGACTGGCTGGTCGCCTCGGCCCACAAGCTCGACGCGCGCGAGGCCGTCATGGACGCGCTCAACGCGCTCTGCCGTGGCACGATGACTTTCGACGAGGCGAGCGCGGAACTCGACAAGGCGCTGTCATAGCTCCCGAAGGAACGAAGGATCCCCATGCCCAGACGCACTCCCACCTGTCCCGACTGTGGCGCTCCGCTCACCTGCCAGGCCTGTCAGGGTCGCCAGGGCGGCAGGATCGGCGGGAAGGCCTGGACGCCCAGGAAGGCCAAGGCTCTATCGGTGGCTCGGCGAGCCCCTAGGCCGGGCCGTCGGGTGTTCGAGCTGCGATGGGAGCGCAAGCGGCCGGACCTCCCTGAGCGGGCGAGCCTCGCCGAGGCCGGGCGGGTGGCGGCCTCGGTCGGGTTCGGCGCGAAGGCGCTCGACCGGGAGGGCAGGGTGGTCGGCTGGGTCAGTGCCACCGGAGACTACGGGGTAGACGCATGACGACACACGAGCTGATCGAGGCACACGCCATCGTCCTCGCGCTCGAGGCCGAGCAGATCGCCACCAGGATCGCGAGCAATCCGCTCCTAGAGGCCGAGATCCGCAGGCGGGCCCATGCCCTGACCGAGATCGCCAAGGGCCTGAGCGAGGCCGTAGAGCGCGCGAGCAGGATCACCTAGCGGGCCCTCCTTCTCCCGCTTGACGGAGACCACGGGGCACTCAGGCAGGCTCGTCCTGCCGGGTGCCCCGTTTTGCTTCCAGCACGCACGGGCACGCACGGGGACGGATGAGCACGGCCGGACCCCGGGCGCGGGTGCTGACAGGTGTTGACGGACATAACCGGGTAAGATAGCCGGACGCACCATGCCGACGAAGCAGGCAGCGAAGCCGTCAAGACCACGCAAGCGCCGGAAGGCCGGTGGATCCCTGCTCGAGAGGCGCTCGATCCGCCTGACGGACGACCTGGCGGTCGAGATCGACGAGCTGGCCGATCGGACCTACCGGACCGTCCCGGCCCTGGTGCGGCTCCTCCTGCGGATCGGCCTCGAGCACCGCGAGGACCTGGCCCGATACGAGGCGTGAGGGCCCGGCGGACAGCCGTGCGGTACTCGCCCGAGGACGTCCGTCGACTCAGGGTGCGCGTGGATCGGGGAGAGTCCGTCGCGGCCTTGGCCCGCGAGCTCGGGCTCTCCCGCCAGAGGGTCCACCAGCTTCTCTCGCGCGCGAACCCTACCGGAGAGCCTCAGTCCTACACGTGCTCGGAGTGCCGCGAGACCTGGCAGTCGGCGGCCATGGACGAGCCCGAGCGCTGCGGGGTCTGCGGGGCCTACGACTGGCGATAGCCGAGCCGCCAGAGGGCACGGGCCAGGGTCCGACCCAGGACCCGGACGCGACGCTCGGGGATGTCCGGGTCGTAGGCGTGCAGGAGCTCGTGGATGACGATCTCCAGCCGGTGGGCCCGCTCGAGGGAGTCGTCCACGAGGATCAGGGCCTCCCGGTCGAGGCAGATCCCGTCGAGGTCCTGAGAGGTGAGGTCGTAGCCATGCTCGCGCGCGTACTCGCGCACGTCCTCCACGTACTCGACGAGCCACCCACGTCCCCTGACGACCACGTGCGGCACGACCTGACCCCCATCCACGGGGACACGGGACCGTCGGTCAGTGGGACATCCGGGCGTACTCTCCACACCACAGCGACGCACTGACGACGGGCCAGTGCGTCCAGAACTCCTCCTCGGAGGTCTCCGTCTTCGGCGGGTAGCGACGGCACTCGCCCACGCGAGGCTCGTCGATCTCTCTCGGGCCGTCGATCGGAGCGAAGAACCTGCAGCTCTCGCACTCGCTACGATGGACCGCGAATGTCTCGTCGGTCATCTGGGCTCCTTCTGCCAGTGGAGGTCGGCACGCAGGATGGCCTGGCGGATCACCGCAGAGCGCGAGATGTTCCACTGGCTGGCCCACTTGTCGATGATGTCGTCGATCTGCGTGGGTGCCGTGAACGACAGCGTCGCCGTGCAGCCGGGCTCCTGGCTGCGCGTCCTGCGCTCACGTGACTTCAGTAGGGCGACCTGGTTGCGCTGGAGCCTGCGCTTCGGCACGAAGTCCTCGCGCAGCCTGCTCCTCACACGAGCCATCTGAGAGTCCTCACGTCCACATCCACGCCTCGCTCCTTTGCGCCGAACGACAGAACCGGTGAGCCGATCGCACTCGGTGCCAGAACCATCTCGCGCGCATACTCCGAGAACCCGAGATAGCACCCTGTGCGCACCTGCCAGCGCTGCGTCACGACCTCCGTGCCGTTGCGCGCGATGCCCAGGGCCGTGATCGTGCGGGCATCGAGGGCATGGTTGTGTCCGGCGGCCACGAAGTCGCTCTCAGGGTAGAGCGTCGCCAGGCGGTCGAGTTCGAGCCAGATGTTCTTGCCACCGGAGTGCCCGTGATGGATGCCTCCGGCATACAGGTGGGAGCCGTGCTTGAACCTGACGTAGCCGCCGATGCGGTAGTACGGCACCTCGAGTGAGGCGGCCACGATCTCGCACAGGTCGATCATCGCCTCCCGCCTGCTGCGGGCCTCGTGGTTCCCGCGCGTCACGCCGAGGATCCGGCCTCGCTTGGCGAATGGTCGCATCATCGCGACAAGTGCCAGCACCTGATCGGTCGGCATCATCGCCTGCTCGAGGAGCTTCTCGCCGGGCGACTTGCCCGTGGCGATCGAGTTGTCGATCAGGTCCCCATTCAGAAACAGGCTCGCGTCGTTCTCCTTTGCCCACCGGAGCGTCTCCGCGAACTCCCGCTCCGCATGATGCTCGGCTCCGACATGCACGTCGGAGAGGATCACGAGCTTGCCGGTGCGCCCGAGCGACTGGATCACGTGTCGCCTCGCAGCGATCTCAGGCGCTCGGCCAGTTGGGATGCCCGGATCGAGGCCTCCGATGCAAGATGCTTCGCCCTGGGTCCGTTCTCGCGCACGAGCCGCGAGGTCTCGCGCACACGTTCGACGACCTTGGGCGAGGTGTCCTCGATGACATGAGCCACCCGGTCCACCTTCTCTGTCACCACCGGGACTAGGGCCTCGACCCTGAGCGCTACCCGGACGCACCAGACGGCAGCGCGCTCGAGGTAGTCAGCCGCCGTCAACAGCGCACTCGACACCTGCTCGGGAATGACGTCATCGGCCGTGCTCTCGGTCTCGGCGGCCCAAGCCTTCACGATCTCGGGAATGGGCTCTCCCCGGAGGTACGAGCTGCGAGCGGCCGAGAACGCCCGCGAGCTCTCCAGCGTGAGCCTCATCGCCCGCCACAGGTGACCGAGCGAGTTCACAGTGGATCCGGAAGCTCGACTCTCTCGGTCACCGAGATCTGCGGAATGGACCGAAACTGGTCGGGTGCCGTCGAGCCGGTGAGGAATCCGAGCGCCGTCGTCACGTTCGAGCATAGGAACGTGAACGCTGCGACCACGAGTTTCGAGTCGCCATCGGCGAGCGTCACGAGTACCAGCACGCCGATCAGCGACAGGAGCCCCAAGGCAGCCACGGCGAAGGACTTGTGTCCGTTGCTCAGCGAGATCACTTGGCCACGCTCCGCTTCACCCAGACGCCGATCGTGTTGAAGAGCTTCGCGATGGCGTCGATCAGGATCGAGATGAGCGGCATGAGCACGGCCCACTCGATCCCGCGCACCTCCTTCACCCCGTCCAACGCCCCGAGCCGGCGAGCGCCCTCGTAGACGGTGCCGGTCAACTCCAACACGGCGGCCTTCTTGTCGGCACCCGGGACGCCTGCCTTCTCGGCCTCCTGCATGAAGCGCGTGACGAACGGGGCGAGGGTCGCGGCAAGTTTCAGTCCGTCATCGGTCGTCACGTTCTCTCCTCCCGAGGAGTCGGAGGAGCGCTGCGATAGCGCCTCCGAGTCTCCAGCCACTGGGTCCATTGGTCGCCTGCGCGACCGGAACCACCACTCGCGTCCGATCGTTCTCCTGAGCCTCGCGAAGGCGCTCGCCTTCGTCGTCAAGGACGAGCACCGGACGTGTACCTCGCGATCTCGATGTCCCTCAGGTCCTCACGCATGCGCTGGAAGTTCTCTGCGTTGTGCTTCTCGTGCTCGCCGCGCCACTCCTCGAGCCGCAAGAGGCGGCCGTTCATCTTGCGAAGTTCGGTCTCGACGCCCTCGACGCGCAGGGTGAGAGCGCGCAGGTAGTACGCACAGGCGGCGAACGCGGGCCCGCCGAGTGCCTGCATGAGGGCGATGCCTTCGGAGAGTGTCATGTGGTGCCCCCAGTTTGGGAGAACAGGCCAGACGAGCGAATGGCATCGCGCTTCTTCAACACCTCGTCGGGATACGACAGGCGGGAGCCGCCGTTGTACCGGAGGAGAGCGCCGGGGATGGATCCGTTGGCGGCCTTCAGCTTCGCCTTGAAGATGGTACAGCCGACGTCGATGTTGAGCGCCGGCTCGCAGAGCTCGCTCGGGTACTGTGGGTCGAAGCCCATCTCCCTCGCAGTCACGTAGAGCGGCTGCATGAGACCCCACGACGCCGAGCACAGGTCCGGGTACTTGGCCCAATGGTCGTCGCGCCTGGACTTCGTGCGCTTGAAGTTCTCGATTACCCGCTTGCCGTATCTCTTCCAGAAGCCCTCGGTCTCGGGCCGCACGGCGTAGGGATTGCCCGAGGACTCCTGCACGATGATCGCTGCGATCAGCTCCGGCTCGATGCCGTGGCGTGCGGAGGCCTCGAGGATGATCCCCGAGAACGGCCACACTAGCTGTGCCTCCTTGGTCACCTGTATGTCCTCTGGGTGGGAGTCGGCGTGGGAAGTCGCTCGGAGCCAGGGCGTGCGAATCTCAGGTCGCACTGCATGCCAGAGAGATCCCGGCCCTCGGGAGCGAGGTCGCAGACGTATCCGGCCATGACTGACCCGACGAAAAGCTTCGGCTCAGTCTCCTCGCTCCGACCGACCGCCGGCACGGTCGTCGACGTGCAGTCGAGCGCATGCACCTGGCGCTTCTTCCATACGAGCTGCGCGAGCCTGCCGCAGTAGACCCCACCGACGAACAGGTCGGTCTCCGCCTGGGCGCGCGACCCGGCCACGAGCATCACGAGCAAGACCGCTGCGACGAGCCGGCGTGCCATGGGTCCTCCGAGACTGATCGGGACTCGCGGGGCACGGCCTTGGAGCGATGGGACAGGTGGGAGCCTATCCCACCTCGTCACGGGGTAAAAGGGACCCTAGAGCTTGCGCAGGACCAGGACTTTCGCGTGCGGAGGCATGGTCGAGTCGGCCGACGACGTGAGGGAGCTTGCGGCGGTCATGGTGACCGACTGCGACGTGATCGTGATCGCGGCGTCATGTCCGTGCCCGAGGACCCGAGCAGGATTGTCGTTCGACGCGGCCGCAGAGACCGTCGTCGCGCTGTTGCCCCAGTACGGATAGCCGGTCGTGAACGGGTCGTCCGTGAGTGACCGGACCGTGGCCGAGCCTCCGTGCGCGTGCGAGAACGTGTGCTGGTCGGCCGAGTAGGAGTGCGTGTGCCCGCCCGTCCGGCCTACCGGCCCCGCACTCGCCAGGGCTCCACGGAGGAGCTTGCCGACCGCCTCGCCGACCACCTCGTAGCCTGCGGGAGGGCTCGAACTCTGAGCCCACAGGATCAGGGTCCCGGCCGGAAGGACCGTCTCGCTACCTGAGGACGGACGCATCCAGACGATCTCGTAGGTGTCCGGCAAAGGCGCGGTCGCGAGGTCAATCGTCCCGACCGCCGCCGAGGACGTGTCGCTCGAGGCCGGGATGGCCGGTTGGATCGCATGGGTGTGGTCTCCCGGGACCTGATTACTCACGCCCGGCGTCGTGCCGGGGGAGTAGACCACGACCGACACGGGACTCGATGTGACGGTCTGCAGGGACCTGGTGCCGCTGGCTGCATGCGTGTGGCTGCCGCCGCTGTGGGTATGGGACTTGAGCGCACCCGAGTGGTTGTGGCGGCTGGGCGAGAAGGTGGTGTTCGGGGCCTCGCTCGCTCCAGCGACGGTCGACCCGACGGCGTAACTCACGACGTCGTCGCCCTCCTCGTAGAGGGGCAGTACCGTCAGGTCGGTGCCACTTACTGCCGTCACCACGACGGCCATCGAGTTCGAGCCACTGGTGACCGTCAGGCGCTTGCCGACTGACACGTTCGACGCGCTTGCTACTTTCATCGTCGAGCCAGACGAGGAGGGAGCGTAGGTCGACGTGGCGACCGTGGTGCTGACGGCCGTGTTCGCCGTCCATCCCCTCACGTAGTAGCCGTCGAGGTTCGGGCGGCCACCCGTGCCGTCACAGCGCTGCCAGCCCGCAGGGAGCGTGGCCGACGGATAGCCCACGATGAGGTTCTGGGAGATCGTCGAGGCCGTGTCTCCGGTCCTCTGCATGAACCGCACACGGATGAACGCAGGCTCGTTCCCGCCGACGAGCGACGTCGAGTCCGACGGAGTGCCACTGGTCCCTGACCCCGAGGCAGAGGTGGCCGTCCCGGCCTGCAGGTTGTGTGCGTGCCCGGCCGACCCGGCTGCGGCGTCAAACGTCGAGGCGGGCCCGAAGATTGCAGGCGCTGCCGGGGCATTGTGCGTCACGTGCGAGGCGAGTGTGCTGCTCGCGGCAGCCGGCACCTGCGTGTGCGAGGAGAGCGACCAGGTGTGCGTGTGCGCCGGGATCGCGTGCGTGTGGGAGAACGTGTGCGTGTGCGTGGTTGACCCGAGAGACGAGGTCGTGTCCGGGACCGTTGCGCCCACGAGGAACTTCCCACTCAGCCCCGACACCTCGGAGTAGTCCGTGATCGCCGTGCCGATGGCCGTGGTCGACAGCAGGATCGCGCCGAGTGGAATCGTGTCGGGCGAGATCGTGTGGCGATCGTCGACCGGGTCCGACTGACGCTCGCAGTCGATCGTCACGGCCTGCGCCGTGTCGGGGTTGTACGACACGCGGACGATGCGCCAGATCGGGTAGCCGTTCGAGAGCTCCGGCACGCGCGGGTTGTCGTAGGTGTAGACGTAGTCTCCGATCGTAGGGATCTTCGTCAGGCCCATCACGTCGAGTGACAGGATGTGCCGCATGCGCGAGAAGTAGTTCGCGAGCGCCGCTGCCACGCCGGCAGCAGAAGACGAGTCCTTGTAGAGGGTGGTTCCGATCTCTGCCCGCTTGGAGGACTCGATGGCATAGCGACCCTCGGGCGTCGTGGTCCCGATCAGGCGCGCCTCGGAGTCGGTGATGACCACCTTGCTCGCGTACTGCTCCTCTTCGAGGTTCACATTGTACGTGACTGCGGCTTCGTAATAGTGCTCGTCGGAGAACTCGACCCCGGTCGGATTCGAGTTCCTGTCGGTAGCGACCGCCGCCACCTCGTAGAGTTCGATGTTGTCCACCGAGACGGTGGTCGCCTCGGTTGAGCCCTCTGCCGGGTAGAGCCGAACCATGCAGGTGCCGCACTCTCCGGGCTCGAGCGTGACGAACACGCTCGCGCGCGTCCACTCGTCGGTCGTGATCGTGACCGCGTCCGAGATCGACGTGGTGCCGTTCGGTCGAGTGAAGCCGAGCTTGAAGGCCGACCTGTTGCCCGAGTTGAGCGATGCGAGGCACGTGAGCACGTAGGTGCCCGACCTGGGCAGGATCACCTCTTGGGACACGTTGGCCGAGGCATTCGGCGTGCCTCCGTTGCTGATCTCGAGGCTCTTGCTCCCGTCGTACTTGCGCGAGGTCGCAGCCGTGGCGGTGGCTCCCGATCGGGCCACCCAGGGCCAGATATCACTTCCGGATGCAGACTCGAGGCCGCCGTTCTCGATCAGGTTCCCGGCATCGAGGTCGGGTACCCGCACAGAGATCCTGCCGTATGGCGTCGTGCAGATGTAGGCAAAGCAGTCGCCGGCGAGCCGTGAGATGACGCTCTCGACCGGCTCGTCCAAGATCACGGCTCCGAACGACGGGGCCTGGGCCGTGAAGCCCGATGCCGTGAGCTGCGAGCGCCAGCGACGGTCGAGCAGGCGGAAGGCAGCCTCGTCGATGTCGGTCGTCGCCAGCCCGCCATAGGACAGCAGCACATCCCGGATGATCACCCCGGGCGTCTGGTAGATCGTCCCGGCAGAGGTCTTGTCGGAGGTCTTGCCTACCAGGTCCACGTAGACGGTATCCTGCGGGCTGGTCGGGGTGTCGAAGGCGTCGTTCTTCACCCGGATGCTGCCCGCGTTCGTGTACGTGGACGTGAAGTCGCGGCTACCCGAGGCGATTGCGGTCACGTTGGACCCGTCCACGTAAGCAGCAGTCACGCTCGATACGCCGTGCGAGGCGAAGACGTAGGTGTTGTAGTCGGTCCCGCCCGTGTTGTTCGTCGTGCGATATGCGACGAGCCGCTTCACCGAGCCGTAGACCACCGGGACGACCTGGTCCTCGCGTGGCGTCGAGCCCTCGTAGACGGTGATCGACGAAGTCGCTCCCTCGCTCACGGGCTTCGATAGCAGGATGTAGCGGTCGAAGAGCTTGATCCGAAGCGTCTCGAAGTCGCTGGAGGGCAGGCCCGTGACGGCGTTTGCGTAGACGTCGAAGTCATCGAGGCGATCGGACAGCGATGCCCATCCCCTGCGAAGGGTGACCCGGTAGGACTCCATCGAGTGCCGGACGATCATGTCGTCGTACTCGCCGTCGGCAGTTGCAAGATCGATCGAGCCGATCGAGCGCGAGGACTCGAACCGGCCGTTCGAGGACTTGAGGTCCTCGTCCACGCCCGGGGTCCCAGAGATCCGTGCTTCGTAGGGGTAGTAGGTCCCGGCCGTGTCCTTCAGGTCCACCGCCCGGCGGCCCACCAGTGTGAGCGGCACCACGACGACGTTCTGGTCGACATCCGCAGGTGAGTCGCCCGAGCCCATCTGCACGTAGAGGTCATGGTTCGATGCGTCCCAATACCACTCCGACGTCGTCAGCACCGAGGAGCTCGCCGAGGTCCGTAGATCCGACTGCGTCTCGGTGTCGGTGTGCTCGGCGAACTCCACTCCGTTTACGATCACCCGCGAGATCAGGTCGTAGTCTTCGAGGTGCTTCCAGTAGCGGTCGGTCGTGGCAGGGTTCCACTTCTTGAGGATCTGCCCGCCCATCTCCAGGTCCGCGACGATCGTGATCGGCGTGTCGTAGAGCGGCACGACGTCGGCCCGCTCCCTGATCCACGAGACCCGAGGGGTCTTGATCCGGAACGTGCTCCCGCCGGCGTTCGCACTGCGGCCCTCGATGAGGACTCCGTTGGCCGAGTTTCCGGAGGCCAGGTCCTCGCGCGCGAGCGAGATCATCGCGAGTGCGTTGTCGGTGGTCGTGCCGGCACGGAAACCGCCCAAGAAGTCCGTCGCGACGTCGCCCGCCGTGGTCATCCGAAACCGAAACCGCGTCGAGTCGCCTCCGATCGACACGCTCAGGATCTGGAGGTACCTGCCCGCCGGGAATGATGCCGAGGTCGGCGTGATCGTCACGAGCGTGGTGAACGCATTGTTCACCGTGGTCGTCTCGGCGTCGGTGGCCGTCTTGCCCTCGCCATCGAGGAACCCGGCAGGCAAGCGGATGGCGGCTAGGTAGGAGTTCTTGATCTTCGCCGTGCCCGCTGCATTGGTGGTGCGGTACTTGAGGGCGATGGCATTCGTGCCGGTCAGCGTGACGAATCCCATGAAGCCGCCCGACAGGTAGTCGCCCGTGGCGTTCGGCACGAACCGCGACGTCGAGAGTGCCGTGCCCGAGTTCTCTAGCTGGACGACGACGTTATGCGAGAGGTTCGAGATGCCGGCGACCCACGTCGACACGACCAGGTAGTCACCGGCGGCGAGGTTCGAGGTGAGCGACAGGTGCGTCTGGAGCGACGTGCTGGTGGTAGTCGTCTCGGCGGTCTTGCCGGTCCCTGCACCGTTGATGGTCGTGTAGCGAATCGCGACCAGTCGGGCCTCGTCGAAGGTGACCGTGTTGTTTGCCGTGGTCGTCCAGAAGTCTATCGAGAACTCGTAGCGCTGGCCGCCTGAGAGTGTCACGGTCACCGCGCTCTGAAACGGCAGGAACTCTGCCACCGCGCTGCTGAACGTGCCCACGCACTCGCCGTAGCCACCAGTTCCGGAGAACGGGTCGTCGAGTCTCTGGTCGACCCGTAGAGCGGCTGCGACGACGGAGCTGCTTGTGTCGACGGTGATGTTCCCGGTCCCGACGATCAGGTAGGTGGCCGAGGCGAAGGGCGCGTCGGTCAGGTCCACCACGAGCGTGGCGGCCTTCTGTGGTGTGGTGGCCGTCGAGGAGATCGTGGCACCGCTGGCAAACGAGTTCCCGATCACTCCAGACGAGTCGAGCGTGCTCTGGATCGGGATCAGTCTGACGCTCGTGCCCGAGGCATACGACACCGTGCAGTAGGCGGTCTTCCCACCTCCAGAGATGGTCACCGGTTGGCCTGCCGAGAAGTGAGGCGTGGGCGCGGACGAGATGGTGAACGTCGTGCCGTATCCCTCGAGCGTGGCCGTCACGCTCGTGGTCGCAGTCGTGTTGCTCGTCGAGACGGTCTCCCGGTTCTCGACGTAGAACATGTCGAACCGCGCCACTAGCTGCGAGCCTCCTCGAACGAAACCGAGATCGTGTTCTCCGTCGGCGAGGTGATCGTCATCGAGAACCCGCCGCTATTGGCGAGGAACCCGTAGAAGACCGACGCGGGCGTCGTGAAGAAGGTCTCACGGTTGAATGCGTGAAGGTCGAGGACCGTGTGAGCCGTGACACCCAGGTCGAACAGGGTCTTGTAAGCGTAGGCCTCGGAGAACGACAGCAGTTCCACGTCGAAGTCCACCGTGTGATAGGCGGTCTGCGCATCGAGGTAGACGTTCCCGCCATAGGACTCGGAGCGGACCGACGGGTCCACGGTCTGCAGTTTCACGCCCTTCGAGAGCGCGAACGTGTTGTGCGTGCCGAGGTAGATCGCTCCGACCTCGTAATAGTCGTCGTCGGTTCCATTGGCCGGGAGTCGCACCCGCACGTACTGCTTCGCTGCGTTCCAGCCGCTAAAGTACCAGACCAGCACCCGGCCCGGCTCGGCCTGCGCGTAGGTCGTGAGCGAGATCGACTCGGTGCTGGTGCTGATACTCGAGTCCGTCGCCATGGTCAGGGTGACCGTCTGGCCCGAGGCGATGTTGCAGTCGACGAGCGCGAGCATGATCGGCTCGCGTGTCTGGCCCAGGTCGAAGACGATGTCCTGATTGCTTGCCTTGGTCGTGGAGCGCCAGCGCTTGGTCCGATGCGGATCGAGCAGATTCGAGGCCGGGTAGAGAGTTGCCTCGGTGGTGGCGGTCACGGACGTGGCGGTAGCGATGTGGTTGATGTTGCCCATCGTAGCGCCGGATGGCGTTGTCGCGGCGACAGCCATGGATCAGACCTCCACCCCGGCCTTGCGGGCCAGCTTCCTCGCCTTGGTCATGGCCCTCACCAGGACCTCACCATCGATGCGAATGTCCGTCTGGGCCGGCTGCTCCTTCAAGGCCTTGGCGATGTCGGCCATGGCGGACTGCAGGTCCTCGATCGCCGAGACCGTGTCGTCGCCGGAGACCTTTGCCTGGTTGGCGAGTTTCTCGGCCAGCTCCGCCACCTCGGCCGGATTCCCTGCCGTTGCACCCGCCATGGCGGTAGGAATGGCGGACATGGCCTGCGCGAGTTCCGCCGAGAGGTCACCCCCGGGGCGTCCACCTCCGTCAATCAGCGATGCGAGCATGGATTCAAGCCCGGCAGATGCGCTCTGTCGGGCCGCATCGAAGTCGACACGCTCGATCGCCGATGCTGCCGCTGCGAGTTCCTTTGCGGGGATCACGAGCTCTGGCCCGGCCTCACCCACGTAGGCGAGGGTCTTGCGCTTCACGAGTCCGCCCAAGGCGAGCTTCGGGATCTTCGTCTCGAAGTCCTCGATCGAGATTCCGGCGTTGCGCCCGAACGTGTTCATGGCCGTGTCGCCGAGGTTGCGCGTGCGAGCCTGGAGCTCGCAGCCGGTCTTGCAGACGTCCTTCGTCGTGTCGACGGCCCTCGTAGCCGTCGTGGTCGCCCGCTCGACGGTCTGCGTCGTCTGGCCGAGCTGGCTACCGATGGACTGAATCGAGGCCATCGTGGAATCGAATGCCGTCTTGAAGGCAGGGTCGTTCAGTGAGCCGTTAATGATGCCGACCTGCTCGGCGATCTTCGCGTTCGCCTCGGCCGTCGTAAGCTGCTTCTGGCCGATCTGGTCGAAGATGCCCTGGATCGCCATCATCGGACCGGCCAGCAGTCCCTGAGTGACAGCCGAGTCGATGAACGCCTGAACCAGGCCGTCGCGGATGTTCCCGTAGACCTGATCCCTGATGTTCTGCGTGAAGTTGCCGAACTGGGTCTCGCCCTCGCCGAGCCCGGCGAACGGGTCCATGGCGCTCGACGCGCTCTGCATCATCTCCTTTGCGCGATTGACGCCGTCGCTGAGAGAGTCGCCGAGGTCGATCCCGAGCGCCGATAGGACCGGCCCCAGAGCCTCCATCGCGGTCTTCATCTCCTCGGATCCGGTGACCGCGAGATTGTGAAGCGCGTCGGACTCCTCGGCCGTGATGACGCCATCCTCGAGCGCAGCCGCCATGGCCGTGTTCATCTCGTCGCCGAAGGACTTGATGGCGTCCTGGATCGGGCCGCTTGCGAGTAGGCCCTGGATCGCACCGTTCAGCACCGCGTCGTTGACGGTCTGGTCGATCGAGCGGCGGAATCCCTCGAGATCGTCCGGGTTGAGCGCGAGGCTCTTGAGCGCGCCCGAGAAGTCGAGGCCGTCAGAGATTGCCGTCGAGATCGCCTCGGCCTGGCGCATGGGCTCCAGCAGCTCGTCGATGGCATCTGCCTGCGCGCCGATGGCGTCGGTGTTCGTCTTGATCTGCGCCTGAATGTTCGCCAGTTCCTCGGCCGTGAGCTGGTTGTTTCCGGCCAGCGTCTGGGCCTTCGTGATGAGCCCGTCGATCGCGTCCGCGTAGCCTTGGATGGCAGGCCCCTCGGCGAAGCCCTGCATGATGGCGTCGATCAGGCGCGTCCGGACGGACTCGTTGATGGCGTCCGAGAAGTCCTCGATGAACCCCTTGGAGCCCTCGAGCCCGGCACGGAACGCCTCGACGATCGCGCTCGTAAAGTCCGCGAACTCGGCACCCTCGGCTCCGGGCGTGTATCCACCGCCCCGGGGAGGAGGTGCAGGCAGGCCACCACCACCTCCACCGATCCCGCCAGTCCCGCCGCCCACGATCCCGCCCATCGCCAGCCCAGGCGTGCCGCCACTCATGAGGCTATCGGCTGCGGACCAGGAGAGGGGAGTGACCGTGAACCCGCCGCCCTGGTTCGCCGTGACGAGCTCGGGCTTGCCTGCCTCGCCGACGACCGCGCTGCCGGCAGAGAACGAGCCGCCCGTGGCGGCCCCAGGCACCGGGCTTCCGGAGCGGACGCTCGAAGCGGCCGAGTTGATCGCCGAGACGGCTGCGCGCACGGCATCCCCAAGCGAGCCCATGTCGTCGGTGACCTCGCGCGTCGGGTCCTTCAGTTGGTCGAGGGCGCTGCGGATGGAGTCGGCCGGACTGACCACCGAGCCCAAGGCGTCGTTCAGCGGATCCGTCAGCGAGGAGAGCGTGCCGGCGTCCAGTTGGGCCTGCAGGGTCTCGAGGCCCGAGACGATCGCGTCGGGGCCCTCTCCGCCGAGGGTCTCCGAGAGGGCCGCAGCGCCCGCCGCCACACCGTTGGAGACCAGCGCCGTGAGCGACTCTTGGACCTTGCCCGAGGTGCCCGCGTCGATCGCCGAGAACGCATCGATGATCGCTGTCGTGTTGCTCGCACCCTCGGCAGAAGCCGCCGCGAAGGCCTTGATCGTGGCTCCCATGTCGGCGGCCGTGCCCGAGTCGAGCGCCGCCGCGCCCAGCGCCTGCATGGTCCCGGCCAGATTCGCCGCGTCACTCGACGAGAGGGCCGCATCGCCGAGGGCCTTCATCGTGTCGACGACCGCGCCGGGGTCTCCGAGTGCAGCCGAGCCCTCTGCCAGGGCGGCCGTGACCGCCGAGAACTGCTCCATGCCCGCCGGGTCGACATCCGCCCCAAGAGTCGCGAGCGACGAGAGCGCCTGCTGAGTGCTGGCGATGGTGGCGGGGTCCACGTCAGCCCCGATGGATCCCACGGCAGAGATGACGGCGTTCGCCTGTGCCGCCATCTCCGGAGTCATCGCCGTGCCGAGCCCGCCCAGGCTTGCCATCATCTGCTGCACGCGCTCGGATTCCTCGGGCGAGAGACTCGCGTCCGCAAGAGACCCGATCAGCGCGTCGATCTGAGTCTGCATCTCCGGGGCGACCTTGTCGCGAACAGCCGCCAGCGACTGGCCGATGCCGTAGGCCGCGTCGGGAGCCATGTCAGAGATCTCGTCGCCGGTGCCGAGAATCGAGTTCAGCGCAGTCGACAGGCTGCTCGTGGCTGCGGCGAAGTCGGTGGAGATCGTCGTGCCACCGGCATCGAGGGCCGCTGCGGCCTTGGCTGCTGCTTCCGAGTAGGCGGTCGTCAGCGTGTCCGAGCTTGCGCTGGCTGCCTCACCAGCCGCGCTAGAGAGCGCAGCCGAGGCCTGCTGGAAAGCCTCGTTGACGCTTGCTCCGGCTCCAGTCACCTCGCCGGCAGAGGCACTGAGTTCTCCAAGGGCAGCAGACAGTTCGCCTGCACCCGATGCGGCGAGCTGCTTTGCCTGCTCGGCGGCCATGGTCGCTCCGCCGGAGAGTGTCTCGCCGGCCTCGGAGAGGGCCCCGGCAACCGTGGTCGCCGCCGCCTCCGCGCCTCCGGTGATCTCCGTGGCTGCCCCGGAGGCGGCCGTGACGAGCTCCTGGTAAGCGCCACTGGCCTGCGTGACAGCACCAGAGACGGTCGCCGCTGCGCTGGTGGTCGCACCGGTCACGGTCGCCGTCGCAGCCGTCGTGCTCGTGGCGATGGCCGTGTCGGCAGCCGCAGCCGAGGCCTCGGCGTTAGAGTTGACGGCGAACGAGACGCTGTCGGTACCCGACGCGACGCCAGTCGCGATCGTCGCGACAGACGCGACCACCGGCGCGAGTGCGTTCGCCGCTGCCTCTCCGGTCGTCTTGATCTGCTGCGCCATGCCCGCAAGCTGCGCCTGCTCGGCCCCGGTGATGACGCCGTCTGCCATGGCGGCAGCCGTCATCGTCTTGAACTCCGCCATCATGGTCCCGAGCGCGCCTTCCATGACCGCACTCTGGACGAGGGCCTCCTGCAGACCCTGCGCGACGGACTGCGAGATCGACGTCTTGAACGACTCGGAGAACGCTGCGGTGGCTTCCTCGACCGACTTGCCCTGGCCGATCATCGAGAAGGCCTCGGACACTGCGGACGAGAAGCCTGCCTTGAGGGTGGTCTGAGCCTCCTCGACGTCCTTCTTGAACTGCTCGAGGGCCGGGTCCGTCGGCACCCCGACGGTCTTCCCGCCCATCTTCCCGAAGGTGTTGTCGGCTGCCTCGCCGAGCTTCAGGACCGTATCCAGCGACGGGCCCAGAGCCGAGATCGTCTGCTCCGATACCGTGCCTATCCGGGCGAGGTAGGCATCGAGAAACGCCTGCTCCTCGCCCGTGATGCCACCCTCGAGTGCGCCCTTGAAGGCCTGCCCGAAGGTCGCCATCATCTCCGCGAGCGGACCCTGCATCACGGCAGCCTCGACCATGCCCTGCACGATCGAGTTCTTCACCGAGTCCTTGATGCTGCCACGCATGGACTCGGCGAACGCTGCGATCCCAGCCTCGCGGCTCCCACCGTCTGCGAGTGCTGCGTCGAGTGCTGCGCCCAGGCCGACTCCGAACGACTGCTTGAGTCCGGCTGCCATCGCCTCCGTCGCAGCCGCGAGCTCCTCGGCTGCCGTGGGCTTGAACGCCTCGTCGACAGCCGCTTCGACCTCAGCCATCGCATCGCGCATGGCCTTGATCCGAGGCAGGTACTCCTCGAGGTTCGCCTTGCCCGTTGCGATGGCCTCGGCCATGCCCGACATGAAGTCGCCCGAGGACATCTCGCCGCTCTTCAGTCGATTGATGTTCGAGAAGAGGTCCTGAAAGGCGGTCGCGATCCCCGTCGTGTCGAACAGGTCGCCGAGCATCGAGTCGCCGAGAGCTCCCTTGATCTCGGCCTTCAGTGCCTCGCCGAGTCCCTGCATGCCCTGGCCGATCGTGTCGGCCGAGAGGAGTTGCGCGATGTTCGCGCCAACGAACTGGGCCGAAGCCGTGATGTCCGCAAGCGTCTGCTCGTACTCGGCCGTGTCGATCGTGAATCCCTGCTCGGCGAGCGTCGCGAACACGGTCTTGAAGGCCTCTGCGTCGTTCGAGACCGACAGGATGAACTGCTTCGTGCCGGCATCGAGGTTCGCGAAGGCCTTCTGGCCGTCCTTCTCCATCGTCTGGAGCGCGATCGACGCGAGGTTAACGCCAGCCGGGAAGTCTCCCTTGAAGATCTCCGTGATGCCGTAGATTCCGTCCGCGAACTCCTGAGCACCCCACTCGGCATGACCCACCTTGGCGAACTGCTCCATGGCCGCCTTGCCGAAGTTGTTCACTCCGATAAGTGCGTCCTTGAAGGCGATGTCGTTCTCGCTTGCGAACGAGCGAAGCGAGGCAAGCATCTCGTCGTAGGTCATCCCGTCGGCGAGGCCGCGCGACAGGAACTCGGCCATGCCACGGCCCATGTCCATAGCGCCGTTGACCATCTTGTCGCCGTCGCCCTTGAAGATGACCGAGAAGAGGCCTTGACCGGCTCCTTTGATCGCATTGGCCTCGCCTTCCTTCATGCCGCGCTCGATCGCGGTGGCGACACCGGTGCGGTAGTTGTCGAAGATGCCGAGGTCCTTGTTCGTGTCGCGCGTGAAGTCGCCGAGCTTGGACTTGTCCTGAAGTTTCGAGAACGTGGCAGAACTGTCGAGCTCGGACTCGCCCTTGCGTCGCTGCTTGGTGCCCTTCGTGGTGGTGTCGAGGAGCTTCTCGAAGATGGGAATCAGGAGCGGCAGGACAGCGCTGGCGATCGCGGCGATGCTTGCGACAGCGCCCAGAGCGCTCGCGAACGAGTTGGTCTCTGCCGTGGCGGTCTTAGCCAGTGAAGCCGCTCCACCCAGTGCGCCCGCACCCGCCCCGAGGTAGTCGGGCTCGCCCTGGTAGGCGAGGGATCCCACGCCAGTGTACCCGCCTCCGGTGTAGTCGGGTGCCGGAGCACCGCCACCGAATAGACCACCGATGAGCGGAAGGCCCTGAGCGAGACCCTTGAGCCCGCTAAAGAGGCCACTGAAGAACCCGCCGCCCGATGATCCACCACCGCCGCCACTGAAGATGCTCTTGCCGAAGTCGACAACACCGCTGAACATCTTGCCGAACACGCCTGAGCCGAAACTACCCAGGTCGAGGAAGTTCTTCTTCATGGTCGGGTCGAAGTCCTTGAACTTCGCCTCAAGCATGTTCGAGAAGATCCGCTTGCCGATGCCGAGCGCGATGCCCTCGAGCGCGTCGCCCAGGTCTCGCGTGCCCGAGATCACGGCGTCAAAGGCCTGATCGAAGGCACCGGTCAGGATGTCGCCGATCCCGACGAACGAGTCCTTCGCATCCTCGACCTCCTTGGTGAGATCGAAGATCTGGCCCGCCTGTTCCCGCAGAGTCTCGTTCGTGCCGGCCGCAGCGACCGCCATCTGGCGCTCGGCCTGCGTCTTCGTGATGATCCCGGCCGCGACCTGCTTGTTCAGGGTGAGTTCGAGCTGAAGGTCCCTGATGCGGTCCGCATTCTTCAAGACCGTGTTCAGGTCCTCGATGCGGGTCTTGTATTGAGCCGCCTGAATCTGGGCCTCGGCCCACGCGGCTACCTGCTCGCCGGTCATGCCGGCGGCGACCTTTTGGTCGGCCTGGTACTGGATCACGGCCGTCGTGACGGCGAGCTGCGCATCCTCGTAGGACTTGCTCGCTGCGATTGCGGCCTGGAGTGCTGTCACCTCGGTCTGGCTCAAGGCGTTCTTGTTCATGAGTTCGGCCGTCTGCTGACGCAGCGCGACCGAAGCCTCAAGCCGTGCGACCCGTTCCGCCTCCATGGCGACGGCGATGTCCTGCGACGCCTCGGCACCACCCTTCTGTGCCATCTGGAGCGCGATCAGGGCCTCCTCGTAGTTGATCGCTCCGCTGATGTAGAGGTCCCAGACCCGGCCCTTGTTCTCCAGGTCCGTGGACTCCTTGCCCAGGCGCTCCAGAGCCTGAGACATGGAGTCGACCCCGCCGGCCGCCTCACTGGCAGCGCCGCCCATCTCAGCCGCACCACCGGCTGCTGCAGCCGTCCCCTCGGCCGCAGCGTCGCCACCTCCCTTGAGCTTCTGGAGTGCTGCCGTGGCGACGTCGGCCGAGGTGCTCACGGTCGCCGCGCCCACCGACATCTGATCGGAGCCGTCCGCAGCCGACGACATCGCTCCACCAGCCTCGGAAGCGGAGGCGGCAACGCCCTTCAGCCGCTCGGAGGTGTCGAGTAGAACCTGACCCGCGTTTCCGATCGCGGTGCTGCCCTGGCCGATCTGGGTGACGCCATCGAGAAAGCTCGCAGCGCTGGCACGCATGTTCGCGGCGGCCTCGGCGTAACTAGACCCGATGAGCGGCAGGACGGAGAGCGCGTCGTAGATCGATGCCTTCACCGAGGCCATGGCACTGGCCGCGAGCGCTCCGACCGCCGAGAGGCCGGTTGCGAATGCGTTGTAGATGGCTTGCCCGATACCGGCATTCGCCACGTCGACCATGAACTGGCCGATGGCACCCAGGGCCGTGGCGATGGCGTTGACCACCGTCGTGGCAATCGTCTGGCCCCACTCTTGGAGCGCTCCGCTGTTGATGCCGGCTTGAGCGGCCATGTCGACAAGCGCGTCAGCCATCGCGGAGAGCACCGGAGCTGCCCCGGCCGCTAACTGCGTGAACACGCCCGTGCCGACGTTCCCGAGAACGGTTAGCTGATCCCCAAAGTTGTCTAGCGCCTTGATCGAACCCTCGGACATCGATAGGCCGAGTGCCTCGTTGAGCGTCGTCATCTTGGCGATGCCTTCGCTGCCCTGATTCAAGAACGGGATCAGTTCCGCACCGGCCTTGCCGAAGAGCTCCATGGCGAGTGCGGTCTTCTGAGCGCCATCGGGCATGACTGCGAACTGATCGGCGAGCGCCATCATCGCCGAGTTCGTGTCCGTCAGGGACGCGGTCACATCCACGCCCATCGTCTCGAACGCGCTTCTCAGCGCATTGGCAGAGTCAGACCCGCCGGCCGCAGCATCGGTCAAGTTCTTGGATAGCATCTTGAATCCGACACCGATGCCCTCAAGCGATGTCCCTGTCGTCTGTGCTGCAAGCTGAAACTGCGACAGGGTCTCGCCTGCGACGCCGATCTTCTGGGAGAGGTCGTCGATCGCACCGGCCCGGTCGACCACGGACATGAATCCCTCGAGTGCGGCACGCGCAGCCTGGTACGCACCCACGGCCCCTGCCACGGTCGTGATGAGGGCGGCGAACGACGACGTCGACATGCCGAGGGCCGAGGACATGCGGCTGAACAGGCCCTCGTTCTCCTTGGCCGCCGCGCCCATGGCACCCATGCCACCGGCGGCCTCCTTCGAGGCTGCGCCTACTCCGGCGACGGAGGTCTGGGCAGAGCCGGCAGCACGGCCGACGTTCTCGACCGAGCCGCTCGCGTTCGAGGCGTTCTGGCCGAACTGCTGCGCGGCATCGCCGGCAGACTTGAAGGCCGTGACGGCTCCGCTGCTGTCGACCTCGATGACAACGGAGACCTTCTCGGCCATGCGCTAGTCGTCCTTCTGCCGCAGTCTGCGGTTCGCTTCCCGGGCCGCTCGCAGGATCATGTCAGGGGCCTCGGAAGCCGACCGCGCCACCAGGTCGACCCAGTCGTGCGCCTCGAGCATCCGCTCGCGTGGGACAAGGAACTCGTCGCAGGCCAGCCGGAATCGCTCCGGTGACAGCGCGTATTGATCGCGGTCCTGCTTGGTAGCCTTGTCCTTGATCGACCAGCGCTCGACCGAGCGCATGGCGAACTGAAACACGTCCGGGAGGTCCGGGTCCTCGGAGAGCGCCTCGAAAGGACACTCCCCGAAGAAGCAGGACGAAGGGTCTACCGTGAACTCCTGGGTCTGCCGACACTCCTCGCAGGACTTGGGCACCCGTGGCCTGAAGACGGCGTGGCAGAACCGCCTCAGGCGTTCTCTTTTCCCTCCTCCTCCTCGCCCGACTCCTCGGCCCCACGCTTGAGTGCTGCGAAGATTGGCGTGTCGAAGTCCTCGGCCCACGAGTGCGCAAGCAGCCACGCTGCGGCCTCGACGGAGTAGGGCATCTCCCATCCCTCGGCCGTGAGCTTCGATTCCTTCTCGCCGCCGATCTTCACGTTCGCGGACTTGATCGCGTTGAAGTTCGGGATCGTGAGACCAGCCCACCCGGCAATCGCCTTGCGGGCGTACCGCTCGCGGAACTCCTGATCGAGCTTGTCCTGCGCCTTGCTTCCAGCGCGCACGCCTCCGGCGGGACGCATCGAGTCGATCGAGCGCTGGATCTTGCGGAACTCCTCGACGGTGACGCGGTTGACCTTGACGGTGAACCACGGCTGCCGCTCGTCGGCCTGAACGATCTTCACCTCGATGGGCGGACGCTCGTCGGGAACGAGCTCGAGACCAGCAGGGAGAAAGGACACGGACACTCAGCACCTCCAATGAGTTAGGGACAAGGGGGAGGGGAGGGTGATCCGGACCTCGCCGAACCACCCTCCCCGATGAATGGCTTACAGCTTCTCGACGAACTCCATCGTGAACTCGTTGTTCGACGTGTTGTTCCGGAGCTTGTAGTTGAGCGTGTAGGTCCGGATGCCGTTGTCGTCGCCGAGCTCGATGCCGGTCAGCATCGGGGCCCGCACGGTGAAGTTGATCTTCGACTGCGTGCCGTCTCCGTGGGAGAAGGTGATGTTGTCCATCGACCCGTCGGCAGCAGCCACCTGCGTCGAGTTCAGGTAGGTGAAGAAGTTCTTGTCGACGTTGTCCTCGCACTCGCAGACGATCGTCAGCGTGGGCGTGCGGGCAGTGAGCGCGAGGCCCTTGAACCCGTAGGTCGAGTTCACGTCGCCGCGCTCGGTATTCGACGCTCCCCAGTCGAGCGAGATCGACCGCGCCACGAGGCCCGCTGCCGCGTTGTAGGCACCGATCGAGAGCGCGGCACTCTGCACCATGCTCTTCGTGTCGGTCGGGTAGGTGGGCGTGGGCAGCGCGACGGCGGTCGGATTGTTGTAGGTGCCCTGCATCGTGAACGACAGGTCCGGAGACTCACCCGCCGTCATCGACAGGCTCATCGTGCCCAGGCACCCGAGGCTCTTCGTCAGGATGCCGTCGAGGTAGGTGTAGATCGACGCGGTCGAGAACGACGTCGACACCGGCGAGTAGATCCACGAGGACGACTGCGCAGCCGTGCCACCCGACGCGACACTGAAGCCGCAGGCCTTGATCAGCGGGTCAAAGAACGGCACGCCGCCGGAGTTGCCGCGCGACATGAGCACGGTCTCGAGCGTCAGGTTCGCGAGCTGGCGGCCGACGAGGTCCTTGTTGTTCGTCAGCGAGTCACGGACGACGTCCTTCGTCACGATCCGCGTGTCGAGCGAGAAAGGATTCATGTTGCCGAAAAGGAGCATCGCGTCGGTCGACGCGCTCGGAGAAGCGTCGACGCCCTCCGAAGCCTCCGTCTTCGCGAGGACGACCGTCCTCCGAGAGAGCTGGTATGCCATCGAGTCCCCCTGCCGCAGAGCGGCATCAGTCAGCGCATGCTGACCATGCGGCGCAAGGAAGCGGGCCGAGGGACGATGGCATCAGACGGCGACCGCCGCCGCCCGATCCGTGCCTAGACTACCAACATTCTCGGCTAGATAGTAGAGCCGCCGGGCAGACGCGGACCAGGTCATGGCCTCGATGTCCGACCTGGCACGCTTGGCTCGCTCGGTTGCCGCGTAGTAGTCCGAGACCACCCGCACCACGGCGTCCAGAGCCTCGGGCAGGCGCGGGAGGATGACCCGTTGATCCATGGGTCCCTCGGGCCCGTGCACCTTGATCGCGCAGTCGTCCCATCCGACCAGCGAGGCATTTCGAGACGTGGCGAACTGGGTCGTCCCGGAGTGGTCCGTCACCACGAGCGGACAGCCCGTCGCCATGGCCTCGAAGGCGTTGAGCCCGAAGCCCTCGCCGCCATGCAGCGCAAGGAACAGGTGGGCCGAGTGATAGAGGTCGGCCACCTGATGGCGGTCGAGGAACCGGTTGTCGACGACCCAGTCGTCTCCCCGGTAGAGGTCCTTNNGCTCCTCGACGGCGTACTCCGAGGCCGCCCCGGTCACCTTCCAGTACCACTCGAGGTTGATCCCCTTGGCTAGCAGCTTCGGGCGCATCCACCGCAGTGCCGTATAGACCTCGCGGGTGACCGTATACTTCCGGTAGTTCGGAGCTCCCAGGTACAGGACCCGGAACCGCCCCGCCCTGGGCCTCCAGCGCCTGCGCGTGTAGCGCATCAGGCCCGGGTCATAGCCCAGAGGGACGGTCTCGACGGCCTGCCAGGGTGCCAGCCGCCGCAGCATCTGGGTGTTCCAGTCGCACGGCGTCACGACGAGCGGAGGCCGGAAGGCCTCGATGACCGGGAGCACCTCGTCCTCGCCCTGCCACTCGCTCTCCCACATGGTGAAGAGGATGTTCGTCTTGCCGTCGATGGGCTCGTAGTTCCCGGCCACGCCGAAGTGCACGGCCACGGGCGAGTCGTCGTCGAGCACGCCCATCTTGCCGAGTTCGAACTCGAGCGACAGGGACGAGTACGACCAGCCGGCTGCGCCAGAGATCTGGAGGCCCGGGGTCTTTCGCGCCCAGTGGAGCTTCAGTGCTTCCTCGCGTCCGTGCGGGAGGTGACGTAGGTGAGCTCGAAGTCGATCTGTGCGCCCACCTTCCCGGGTGTCACCATGCCGTAGAACTGGACGTTCCCGGTCTCGACGACGTTGCATCGGATGGATCCGGTCCCGCCGGCCAGCAGCGGGACGCTCACGGCGAACTCGCTTGCGCACGCCGTCTGTATGTCCGCGATCACGTCCCGGACCTTCTGCTGCGGGTTGGCTCCGGAGTAGGCCACGATGAACCCGACGCTCACGTTCAGGAGCCGGGTATAGCGCCCGATGCCTTCCTCCTTCACCTCCTCGGAGCCCTCGGCCATGATCGAGGCAGGGGTAGGTACCTGCTGCGGGATGGCGTTGTAGTCGTAGACCCGACTGCCGATGTCGTCGGTGTAGCCGTTGGCCTTCGTGATCGTCTGGATCTTCGCCTTGAAGGCCTCGAGTACGGTGTCGCGGATGCTTGCCATCATGCAGCTCCGAGTGCCTTGGCGATCTGGCTTGCGATGTAGTCCGTGAGCCTACGACGGTGCGTGTCGACGGTCTTCGTCACGTAGCCCTTGCCCTCGATCGTGACGCTCTTCTTGAGCACGAACAGCGGGACGATGCCTCCGTCGCCGCCGCGCTTCCCGAAGATGATCGGCGACCCGAAGCGCTTCTTCGTCTTGCGGTTCGGCAGGATGAACGTCGAGACGAACCCGAACTGCCCGGGAGAACTCTTGACCGTCCCTGCCCTCGCGCGCGGCACCCCGGCCTCGGTCTTCATCGCCCCGAGCGGGATCGCGAGCCAGGGCTTCCCGTTGATCGTCCCGCCGTACTCCTGAATGGCCGCATACTTGAGCACCGAGCCGTCCTTCGGGCGGATGACGCCGACCTCGATCGACGAGTCGTCGACCATCTCGCTGCCCACCGACCCGCGCAACCGTCCGCTCAGGTAGGGTGTCGCGACCTTGATCTGGCGCTCGAGCTCGAGGCCGACGTTCTGGAGCGACTGCGCGACCGTCCCCTCGAGCCGCTCCTCGATGCCCTCGAAGCGGTCCAGCACCGAGGACAGGTCCACCGTGATCTTCGCCATCAGAGCACCTTCGGGCGGTAGCGCTTCACCACCTGCTCGACGTCAGGAAGCAGGTCGCCGGTCGCGTACAGGGACACGGATGCTCCCTGCTGGCTCACGCCACTGATGCCCAGGTCCGTGCGCCTCTGCCACCAGTAGGCCACCTGCCGGGCCGCTGCGTTGCGCAGGTCCGCAGGCACCGCACCCGTGTCGCGCGCAAGCCCGCCTACCGTCTTCACTTGCAGGCACGCAGTGCCGGATAGAAACGGACGCCAGCGCATGCGGATGATGCCCTCGGGCCCTAGCCCGTAGTCCGTGGACTCGATGGCGTCGGCTGACGCGAAGTCGCCGTTTAAGTCCTCCTTCAACGAGACGATCGAGTCGATCGGCCACCGGGACACTCTCACCGAGTACCAGGACGAGTAGCCGCGATTCTCGCCCCTGTCCGGAGGAGGCGAGAAGATGTCGACGGTCGGGTTGGCGTTGGTCGACTTGCGCAGCGTGCGCCTGGTCATCGCCTCGACCCGCTTCGTGAACGCCTCGATCAGGAGCACCACCAGGGACTCTTCGAGCGAGTTGTCGATGTCGCGCAGGTAGAGCGCCACGTCGTCGAAACGGCACAGCAGAAGCGTGCCCATGCACCGGATGCGATGGCGGAACTTGAGAGGCGAGCCCGTGAACGAGCCGGTGACGGTGAAGTCAGCCGTGTGCTCCTCGGCGTCGGACGTGGCATCGACCAGTGTGGTGTCGGCTGCGGCGATCGACCAGGCGAAGGCACCCGACGACGTGTCCAGCGTGCAGCCGTTGGCGTCGAGTGCGTTCTGGGCGTTGCGCGAGTTCACGACCGAGCCCGAGCCCGCGTCGGTGAGCGTGAGCGTGATGGTCGAGACCGCACTCTTCGGGATGACGGTCCCGGTTGCGTCCTTCAGCGTGCCGGTCATCCGGCCGCCCTCGCCTGCGTCGAGTACCTGGTAGCTCATCGCGTTGCGCTCCCTTGGTTGTCGGGCTCGGGCAGGGACCAGTAGGAGCAGCACATATCGCCGCGCGTACAGGCGACGGCGATGGCGATAGCGACGAGCAGCCTCACGGCGTCGGCCCCGGGGTAGGGGTAGCCTCTGGTGTGGCCGTAGGGGTCGGCACGCCTAGTTGACCGTGGAGGCGCAGGAACGCGGCGTCGAGGATCGTCTTTACCTGCAAGCGCTCGGCGTCGGTCATCAAGGCCGAGGAGATCGAGATGGTCTGGTCATCGACCACGATGCCGGCCGCGTCGGCGGTCTGGAAGCGGAGCGTCGCTTGTGGCTGTCGGCCCGCCGCGCGCGTCACGCAGACCTGCGCGAACGGGATGGACGCCTCCTCGATGATTCGTGCCTCGGCGCTCGACGTGGCGAGTAGGATGACAAGTGCGGCCCATGCTCTCATGGCGATCCTCATGGTGTAGAGTTGCTCGCGGTCGGAAGAGTGCAGGACCCACAGGAACCCACATTCCTGCCCTTCTCGATGTACGCACCGGTCGTCACGTCGTAGGTGCAGAGACTGCCGTCCACTCCGCAGGAGCAGATGCGACACGCATCGGTCGCGTCCATGGCTCCCTTGTAGACGAAACACTCGTCGATGTTGCCGTCGAAGTCGCCTGCTGCAAACGCCGCAGAGCCAATGTAGAACGGATCCGTTACTGACGTGATGCTCGACACAGAACCGGACGCCGCAGAGGCTCCGTTGAAGTAGAGCGTCAGGGTGTTCGCCGAGTCGTCGAACGAACACACGACGAACATCCATAGGTTGAGCAAGGAAGCGTCATCGTAGGGACGGGTCACGCTTGTGCTGTCTACGCGACACGTCGTGTCGAATCGGAAACCTATCACTTGATCCATCAGGGCACTCAGGCTGTACCCTGCCGTGTTCGCCGAGTTGGTTCGCGCCAGAGCGACTTCGTTGCTTGTAGACTCCGGCCTAATCCAGCAGCCCCACGACACCGAGCCACCGGTCCCGCCCGACGACGCAACGCCGAGATCGGATCCGCAGTTGGCGTTCGTGCAGGACAGGAAGTCGCCGGTGCCGTCGAACACGTTCGAGTAGGAGCCCTGCTGCTTGAGGGTCCCGTCGCGATCGGTGTTGCCTGACCGCGCAAGGCCGCACGCAGTCGTACAGGTGCCAGACGACACGCGCGTGCTGGTCGTGCCTTCCTCCAGATACCAGAGGCCGGTCATGGACGACGCCCATGACGGAGTGTTCGCAGGTGGGACGATGACACTCGACACTCCTGCCGTCGCCTTTACTCCAGCCGTCGCAAGGAGTCCGGTGATGAGGATCGTCGGGACGATCATTGGAACTCCGAGATGCGCACGAGCGCACCTTCCTCGACGGTCAGGTTGCCCGCGCCTGCGGCGGCGGCTCTGACCGCAAGGGTCAGGTCATTGGTGGACGCACCCTGAATGAACCCGAAGATATGGACGTTGAGCGTTTGAGACGCGCCGATGATGCAGTTGCCTGCGGACCCGCTCGATGTGATGCGGTACCCACTCGTGGCCGCATTGGTGTGCAGCACGCAGGAGACCAGAACCGAGAGAACGGAGTTGGTAGTGGTACCGGTGAACGTGAGCACCACCGATGGGTCTGCGGTGCCAGCACTCGCAACGATCGTCATCGAGCCCTCGATGACATACTTGCGGCTCGCCTTGATGGTGTAGCCCGTCAGTCCCGTGATGTCTTGCACGGTTGTGATGGGTGACACGTCCGCTGCAACGACCTTGACCTGCGGTAGCACCGGAATGCCGGGGCTGGTCGTGGCTAGGCCCGTCTGCCCGTAGACGAACAGGTTGCCGCCGACCGTATGCAGCATGGTCGTGTTGGCCGACAGCGACGCGGGACTCGTCGTGTTGTCGTTGAAGATGATTCCCCGCGAGCCATCGGTGCCCGCTCCGGTATCGAGCGACAGAGCATCGCCGTCGTCGTCGCCGGCAGCCGATTGCTCGACGGTCGATCCGTTGCACCACGCCAACGTCCCGGCCGTCGTATCGACGATGAGTTTACCGGTCGGAGAGCCAGAGCATGACACCGAGGACGAGTTCGCGAGGAAGCCCGACGTGTTGCTGTCCGTCGAGATGGCCCCATCAGTCGCAGCGATGCCTGAGCCGTTCGTCACCGCTTGCGATGAACGAACCGACGCGATCAAGCAGAGGCCGACGATGAGGAAACGTCGCAGCATCGTTCAACGCGATCAGGAGTTGGCAGTGCGCTCGAGCACGCACGTCACCCAGGCCGTTGCGGCGAAGGAGGTCTTCACGATCTTGAAGTTGATACACTGGTCGGCGGCGGTCGTGAAAGTGGTCGACGTGTCCTTCGTCACGGCGTTCGCCGTCGACAGCGCCACTGTCGGCATGGACGTGGTCGAGAGTGCCGAGCCGCACGTGCCCTTCGCGACGGTGACGCTCGCACCCGTGCCGTTCGACGATGCCGAGCAGCGGAGGTTTCCCCAAGTGCCCGCCGGGACGACCGTCTGGGTGCCGAGGTCGTCGGTCGTTCCGAGCGCTCCGACGGCGTCCATGTAGACCGTCGTGGCACCGGATGACACCTTCGTCTGGCTCTTCGGCGCGACAAGCGCGTTGACGCCAGACCCAGACGAGCAGTCCGAGGCCGTGGCTTCTAGGTCGCCGCCCGAGGTCATGCGGATGCACCGATTGGCTCCCGGCACCGAGCCGGTGAAGGTCGCGAGTTTCGTGCCGCTGCCGGTCTTGATGCCCGAGGCAAGGTCGGCCGTCGAGCCGATCGCTCCGGCAGGAAGCGTGAACGGAGCGGTCGCACCCGAGGCAGAGACGGCACCGGTGATCGTCACGCCAGCGAGCGACGGGTTCGTCGCGCGGACGAACTCGCCACTGCCTGTCGGCGTGCCGATGAGCGCTCCCCACTGCGTGGCGGTTCCGCTCGGGATGTCGCCGATGGCGAGCGCCTCGAAGGCCGGGTTCGCACTCGTGCCCTTCGACCGCAGGAAGTAAGTCGTCTGGCTCGAGGGCGCGATCGTCCCGAACTCCTGCGTCGTACCCCACACCGGGATATTGTATTGCGCGGGCGTGGACTCGGTAGCGCACGTCGCGCACCCGATGATGCCGTCCTCTCCGGTGATGGGCGTGGAAACATCGATCGCGTGCGCGGGTAGCGCGGTGAGAGATACGATCAGCAGCCCGATCAGCCCACCCAGCAGGGCCGACCAGAGATTCTTAGCCTTCATGACATAGCCTCCGATGGTTGGGGTCACGGAGCACTAGGTCAGTTGGAACTCGAGGACGAAGTTGTCGATCCCGCGCGCGACCGACGTCGCGATCACCTGCTTGATCGACAGCTTGTCACCGGCAAGCAGTGAGACCGTCGTCGCAGCGCTCGAGGACCCCGACGTATCCGAGCCCGAGAGCGTCACGGTGATGCCCGTGTCGACGCCGTTCTTGCGCAGCGTGTAGACGATCGACTTGCCGACTCCCGGGCCGACATCCCTCGTCACGAACAGACGCCGACATGTCGACTGTGGCACGCCGACCTGGACGGAGGCCTCGTTCTGCGAGGTCCCGAGCCCGAGGTACTGCGTACCGGCACCCGAGGTCGGCAGGATCGAGCTCCCGGCGATCACGTCAATCGCTCCTCCTGGCACGGAGAACGTAGCCAGCGTCGGGTCGAAGGACGGGGACAGCGACGAGATCGGCGTGTAGGTGGCAGGGACGCCGGTCTGGCCGACGAACGTCGGGACTGCCGTCGTCGACACGACGAACGTCGCCACCGTACCCGTCGAGAACGTGGCCTCCGGGGCCGCGCTCGGCGTAAACGTCGCGACCGTCGTCGGCATGCCCTGATTCTACGACCGCCCGCCGTCGGGTCATAGGACGCGAGGAGGCGTGTAGTCGGGCACGGCCGGGATCTTCCGCCAGAGGTCCCGCTGCCGGGCCATGGTGAGCGTCTCGTCGGGTGTGAGAAAGTTCGCGCCCGAGAGCCGTGCCCAGGCATCGGACGTGAGGCCGAAGACGCCCGGGTCCCTCTCGCAGTAGATGACACCCGAGAGCCCGTTCCCGAGGTGGAGGGACAGGTGGCCCAGGGTGTCCCGGTGGTACGCGCGACCGGGCTTCCACACCGTGAGGAACGATGCCTCTACCAGCCCTCCGAGCGGGTACAGGCTTCGCGCCTCCCTCGGGAGAGTCGCCTGCATGCAGTAGATGCCCTGGCGTGCGGCCTTCACGAAGAACCGCTCGATCTCGGCCATGGTCACCAGGCAGTCGGGCGACCCGGCGATGTTCGCCATGAGCAGGATCCTGGGCTCGTAGGTCTGGAGTGCGAAGCATCCCCAGGAGCGCTTCAGGTCGTCGGGCGTGACACCGGCCGTGACGGGCAGGACGATGGCGCAGGACATGGCGGCCTAGCGCGTGAACTGTCGCGGCATCGCGGCATTCTTGCGCTTCGTGCCGCCGAGCGGGGTGGGCTCGATCGTGGGTGCCGGGTCCACCGGGTCTACCGGCTCCACGCGCCCGAGCCCGATCAGGTGGCGTGCCTCCTCGTAGGGGAGGTCGACCGTCCACCCGGCGTTGATCCACCCCTTCGAGGTGAGCAGCTCGCGGTCCTTCGTTCGCACCTTCATCTTGGGTCCTCGGAAATACGGAGGCCGGCTCGGAGGTGTCCCCTTCGATGGACGACCTCCGGCCGGCTCTCTCGTTGCGTCGTCAGTGCTGCGTGCCGTAGTGCGTGCCGCAGACCTGGCACTCGGAATGCGGTGGGCTGTGAACGGACGCGCCGCAGTTCGGACACTCCCAGACGGGAGGAGGGGTGGCCGTTGCCGGTGGCGAGGCCTCTTCGACCTCCACCACCGGCTCGGGCACCGGATCCCGCCAGAGATCCGCGATCTTCATCAGCTCGCGGCGGTGGTGATCGTCGCGAAGGCAGTGCCCTTCGCCACGAGCATCGCGACACGCTCGCTGATCAAGATCGCGCGCTGCCGCTGCTGGAAGAAGATCGAGTCGTCCCACTCGACGGTGAGCGCCCGGCGGTCGCCGAACACGAAGCCGTCACGGAACGAGCCGACGATCGCGAACGTCTTGTTCGCGGCCGACTGCGGCATCTGCTTCGAGAGGTACACGGGCGAGCCCAGCAGCAGAGACGGGCTGTTCTGCGACTGGTTCGGAGCGGTCGCCCCGGGCAGGCCCGACTGCCACGACGTGCTGAACAGCGGGTAGCCGTTCGAGTCGCGCAGCTTGAACACCTCGAGGAAGGCGTCCTTGTGCATGACCCACGTCAGGTTCCCGAACACCGACTGGTCGACCGAGAACTCAGCCGCCGCGAGGTCCGCGAAGGTGATGTTCGAGAAGGCCGTCTTCGTGCTCGTGAACTGCGTGTCGGTCACGCCGGTCGCGCCGACGATGCCGTTGAACGGCGAGCCGGTGCCGATGAGCATCTGCTTGTTCTCTTCGGCCGCGATGGTCTCGGCAGCGTACTCGCCGAGGTAGTTCTCCATCATGACCAGCGAGTCCTCGCTGAGCTCCTTGGAGATCTTGTTGATCACCGCGCAGGTGGACGAGTCGAGCTTCGAGTTGGCGGACGACTTGAACGCCGCGCTCGAGTCGGTCATCGTGCCACCCTCGCTCGGCCAGTACGCGGTCTGCGCACCGTTGTCGATCGGGATGATCATCTGGTCGGTCGCCATCGTGACGACGCGGCCGAGCTTGCGCGCAAGCGAGAGCTCGCCGATGAAGCGCACGACCTCGGCTGCCGTCTCGACCGGGACGGTCACGCCGCCGGCCGTGTCGGTGCCCTCGGACTGCACGCGGACGAACATCGAGTAGTCGTCGCCCAGGCGCTGCCCACGGGCCACGCGCCGGGCGGCCGTGATCGCCTTGCCGAGCAGGTTGCTCGCGTTGTGGTTGACCGGGTTGCCGCCCGCGACGAACGTCCGCTCGCCAGGGGTCGCGCCGATCTTGTCGAGCGACTTCACGCGCTCGTTGAGAGCACGGAGCTTCTCGATCATGGTGGCCTCCTCGGAGAGGATGGCCTTGTCGTCGGGGTTCACCGAGCGCTCGAGCGAGGCAAGCTCGCCCTCGACACGCTCGACCATCTCGCGAAGGACGGCAAGCTCGTCCTTCTTCGGAACGATGATCTCAGACATCGTCGTCTTCCTGTTCTGTCGCCCCTGTAGGCGACCTCCTGCGGGACGAGGAAGCGGGACCGGGACCTGTGACTGCCACGTCGTCGGAGGCCGTTGTGAGTGCCAAGACCCACCGACCTCCCGATCGCGTCAGTCGAACGTCATTCTAAGACTACTTCCTGCCGGGTAGAAGCGCCGAGGCATACTCCTTCAGTCGCTCCTTGCGCTCCACGAGGTCCTCGACCTTGCGCTTGAGCAGGAGGGTCTCCTTGCGGGAGATCAGCTCCTCGATCCGGCTGCGCAGTTCGCTCGCCTCGTCCGCAGGTGCGGACGCCTTGCCGTCGGCCATCTCGTCCTTCACCTCGTCGAGCACCTCGCGCAGGTACTTCACGCCCGAGCGGATGGTGTTGTGGGCGTCTTCGAGCTTGGTCATGCGGCCCTTCGAGATCTTCTTCCCGATGCGGGCCTTCAGGCTGGCTGCCTGTTCGGCGACGGCCTCGGTGTCGCCCTGGTCGCTGCCGGCGACGATGGCCTCGTAGATCATCTGGGTGGCCCCGACGATCTCGCCGGCGAGCTGCATCACGCCCTCGGCCGCCGTGGCAGCCGCCACCGCCGGATCCTCGGCCTCGGCGTCCTCGCCCTCGACCTCGACGCTCACCTCGACGCCCTCGGCACGCATCGGCGACCAGCAGCGCTCGGCCATGTCGCACATCCGCGTGACCTTCTTCCACATCTTCTCGCCGTAGCCGCGCGTCTGGCTCACGACCTCGAGCATGCCGTCCTGGGGAGGCGTGGCCTTGCGGTCGTCGCGCGCGACAGCGTCGTCGGTGGGCTCGGTGTCCATGGGCTCCATCTTGCCCTCGGAGTCCTTCAGGCTCGCCCCGCACATCGGGCAGTAGTTGGCGTTCTCGGGTGCATCGGCACCGCACGCAGGACAGGTCACGATCATCTCTCCTTCCGCGCGTGCAGGACCGACGCGCTCGCTCATCTCTGCCGCCTGGGCCACCTCGGCCCAGAACCCGGCAAAGTCGACGGAACAGGAAGCGGCATCGGAGCGGGTCTCGGGGCGGTCGCGCGAGTCGAGCACGTAGGCGATACCCCTCGACGGTGCGAGCCAGTTAGCGAAGTGCGGGATCGACCGCTCCGGGATCAGACCCCTCTGTGCTGCGACCATGATCGCGTCCGGGTCTGCCGGAATCGGCACGGCCGAGCACTCGAGCAGCTCGTTCCGGGTGAAGTCCCACCCGACGAACTTCCCGCCGTCGAGGATCTCCTGGTACTCGAGCGGGGTCCAGCCGATGGACACCGCCCGCATGTGGCCTTCGAGGTAGAGGTTGTAGACGAGGTCGGCGAACTCGTGCGTGGCGAACTTCCCGGACATGACGAGCGCGTTGCGGCCGTTGGTGTCGGGCTCGATGGCCCAGTCGACCCACGACCCGATCGGCGGCATCGGAGGCCGGTCGCTGCTCCCGTAGTCGTGAGTCCACAGCATGACCGGGTTCTTCGAGAAGTTCGTGAAGTCCCACGAGTCGCGGTCGTTCCGCACGCGGTTCCCGTCGCGCTTGATGCCGTCGGTCGACGCGATGAACTTGAGCACGCGCTCGCCGAGCTCAGGCGCGGCGCGCACCTCGAGGCAGGGCTGGCCCCTGCGCAAGAGCACGCGCTTGCCGTCCTTCAGGTCCCTCACGAGGTCCCCGGACGGCGCGTCGACGCCGAGGCGCGAGATGTGGTCGGTAGGCTTCTCCATGTGTTCCCCTGGCTGGACGGACCGGGTCTCGGGTCTCATTCGTCGTCCGGAGTCCACTGCGGCTCGGGCTCGGACAAGCCCTCGACGAGCGGGATCGTGTAGCAGCGGCAGTTGATGATCTCCTCGGGCGGGCCAGACGGATCGCATGGGTGCTCGAGGCCGTTCGAGAACACGGCACCCAAGATGACCACCTCGCCGTCGACCTCGCGATGAAGTTCCCGCACGACCGAGTCCCGAGACGACAGCCACTGGATCTTCCCGTTCGGCATCTGGCGCTTGTATCGCTCCTGCGCTCCGCCGTTCAGTGCGATCTGGGTCTCGGTTCGCGCGATGGTCGTCGCTCGGGCGGCCGATGCGTTGAACACGTCACGCACCCGCTGCGAGAGGTCGAGCAGGTTCTCGCCCTCGATCTGACCAGCCACGAGGGTCTGGGTGACCATCTGCCTGATGCGCTCGCCGATCTCGACGACGCGACCCAGGCCCCGGTCAAAGAAACTCTCGGCGATCTTGTTCACCTCGGGCCGGTTGAGCGCGAACAGGATCGAGTCGTCGCCCTCGATCGAGATATCCGCAAAGGCGTCCTCGTAACTCTTGGCGAAGGCATCGATGAAGCGCTTGCGGATGGCGCGCAGCAGGACCTCCGTGTCGATCGCGCCTGCGACCTCGTCTGGATCCTCCGCCCGGGTGAACGAGCGGGTGGGCTCGTTCAAGGCTTCGAGCGCCTGGCGTCGCATGGTGAGCAGCGCCTTGCGGACGGCCCCGAGCATGGCGCGGTAGGGCTTGATCGAGCGCCTGTCGATGGCCCTCCAGAGCGCCGCACGTCGCTCGGTCTCGGCGTCGTCGAGGACGGCCACCTGCCGATCCGACGGACCGTCGAGCTTGCGCTTGAGGTCGTTCAGGACCTCCTTCATCCGCGACTCGCCGATCGTCGCGATGCCGCCCCACTTGATGACGGCGATGATGCCAGCCACGTTCGAGAGCGTCGGCGAGAGGCTCTCGTCCGAGAACTGCGAGCCGTCGCCCTCGTGGCGAGCCATCCACGCCTCGCGCTCGCGGACCCAGTCCTCTTGAGCAGGCGTCTCGGGCCGACCTCCGGCCTGGCGTACCTTCGACCAGTGCTCGAACGCCTCGTCGCCCCGGATGTTGCCGCCGGCGTCCCAGATGTCCGGGTAGTTCTCCTTCAGGTCGAGCGCCCACTCGTGGTCGAACTGGTCGAACTGCGAGTTGCGCAGGGACACTGCGAGGTCGTCACCCTTGCGCGGGAAGTCGGTCACCTCGGCCGCTCGAATGGATGCGGCGAGCTGCGTCATCTTGTCGAGGATCTGCTGGATCTGCTCCTGCGAGACACTCGCGGGCGGCTCGATCGCGGGAGGAGCGGTCGGGGGTTGCTGGTCCTGCGACGGTGTCACGTCGATCGGGTCGTCCGGCAGTTCGGAGAGGGCGACGGTCGCCGTGGCCGTCATCATCCCGGCCGGCACGAACGCCTCGTTGCCCCACGGCACCTCGGGAAGCCCGAGCTCGAGGGTCTCGTTGATGAGGTTCACCGGGTAGCCGAGATTCGCTAGCTTCTGCGCCTGGTCGAGCCGGGCGGACGTCTCCTCGCCCAGTGCCTCGACCTTGTCGAAGTTGAACACGAGCGAGACCCGCTCGTCACGGAAGCGGCGGCGGACGAACTCCGTCAGTGCTTGCTCGATCTGGCGCGCGAACGGAATGACCGTCTGCCAGTAGAGCATGCGCTCCTGCACGCGGAGTCCCGCGTCGGAGAGACCCGAGGACTCGAACTCGTTCAAGAAGACAAGCGGCACGTTGAACGCGCGCGCGATGTCGGCCAAGTTCCACCGCCGGGCTTCGAGATACTGCATGTCCTTGATCGACATGCTGGTGGACTGGAACTCGAAGTTGCCCGAGAGCACCGCCGTCTTCCCGGCCCGGTCCGCTCCGGCGTAGTTGTCGTTCCAGCGCTGCGAGAGGGCCGAGACCTCCTCCTCGGTGAGCGGGTCCTCGCCGAGCCACTTCAGGATCCCGCTCAGGTTGCCCGAGTTCTTCAGGATCGACTGGTTGTAGAGCGCGGCATCGAAGTCGCTCTCGACGACGAGCTTCGCGACGCCGACCGGCGACACACCGAGGATCGGGTCATTCGGGTCGGGCGCATACGGGATGTGGACCAGGTCGAGAGGCCCGAACTCCCGGGCACCTCCGCGCGACTGGATCTTCCAGCCCTTGAGCGCGTAGGGGTTGCCTTGGTCGCGGATCGGGGAGACCTGCTGCGGAGGCACGAGGAGCAGCCAGAGTGTCTCGCCCGAGAGCGCTCCGTCCTCGGGGCGGATGAAGCCGTTGCCTCCGATGAGGGTCTGCACGGCGAGCGTCTCGACGAAGCGCGCCTGCGTCATGTACGGGTTCGGGCGCTGCATGAGCTCGACGATCGGCCCGGACTCGATCAGGTCCTCCCCGGAGTAGACCTCGAGCGGAGCGCGGGCGACGGAGCGCGCGATGACGTTGGCGCAGCGGTAGACGGCGACCGTCTCGTGGTACGCGGACTGGAGCGAGGCGGAGTAGCCACCCCGGCCCGCTCTCGATGCCCACTGCTGCAGTCGCGCTGCGGCCTCGGCTCCTGAGCGCGTCTGGATGCCGGATGCACCGGCCTCGCGCCCGAGCACGCGCCGGGCAGCGGTGGCGATCCTCTGTCCGAGGCTCGATCGGTTCTCGGTGGAGGCGATGGCCCTATCTCCCGTCAGCGCGGGTCGAGGAAAGCGGGGCAGGGCGCGTGGTCAGTATACCCGATTCGGGTGCGGATAGTAGCGCCTCCGCCCGGGGCAGCGGATAGCGCGCGAGCAGGTGGCGCACGAAAGCGAACAGGCCCGAGGGCTTGTCGCTGTCGATGAAGTCCTCGTGCACGCGCTCGGCCACGTAGTGCGTCGAGATCGGGTCCCCGGCATACCAGTGCACACCGACCGTCTCGGGCCTGAAGGACACCGTCTTTGACGACGCGAGGAACTCCCGGATCGTCGCCCAGGAGTACGGGTAGACCACGTGGCGGGAGAGGTTGACCGTCCCGTCCGGCAGTTCGCGGCCAAGCGGGCAGACCTGCGCGAGGAGCTGGTTGCCGAGCGCCTGGTAGTGCTCGCCGGCGGACTGCTTCATGTGCCTGCGAGCCAGCGCCCATGCCTGCTCGTAGGGGTAGGCCCCGGGCGAGGACCCGAGGAACCCGATCGAGTGCGCAGGGAGAGGTATGAGCCTCCCCGAGTGCGCCACGCTGCCGCCCTGATTCCACGCGCACACGAACGCCTTGCACTCCTCGAGCACCCGGACCTCGCTCATCGGGCGTCCCCAGAGGATGTCCATGTCGCTCCAGATACCGCCCTCGGTCGCCAGTACCTCCCAGCGCAGGAGGTCCGACCGGTGCACCTGCGAGAGCCCCTCGGGGTAGCGACTGGCCGGGTGGCGGACCACTTCGAGGTTCGGGACGGCCTCGAGCCACGCGCGGTAGCTGCGGGCGGACGCCTTCGCGCCCCGGTGCTCGGGCGTGTCCCACGTCACCTCAAGAACGTCGGCCAGGGGCTCGGGCTCGTGCAGCTTGATGGTCCAGTGCGGATTCAGGCTGGCGAACGACCAGAGCGTCAGGAACCGCAGGAAGGGCAGGTCGTCCTGTCCCCAGTAGACATGCGCGACGTGCGGGATCACTTGGTCAGGATTCCCCACCAGGCGTCGAACGGCCCACAAGGTAGAGCGACCTGTGCGTAGTCGTGCCGGTGGAACTCTCGCGAGAGCAGGAATCCCCAGCGCTCGTCGAGGTCGAATGGCGTCCAGCCGGATCGGTGTGCCTGTAGTGCGTTGGCTCCGGTGCTGAATCCCCACTGGTCGGATCCCTCAAGAGCTGCCTGTGGGAGGAGGCCCAACGGAGTAAGGAGGACCACCTGCTTGCGAGCAATCGGGATCGTTCGTTCGAGGAGCTCACGGCCTTCCTCCTTGGGTAGGTGCTCGATCACGTCGAGCAGGAAGACGATGTCGACCGAGTCCGGTGCCGTGATGTCGACCGCGCGACGCCAGTCGGCGATGATCGTCCAGCACCTGGGCTGCGTGCCGTGCGGCCAGTCGGCTGCCGCCCGGTCGAGGTAGGGACCGTGCGGGTCCACCAGGTAGTGCGTGCCCTTGGCGAGGATGTAGGGCTGTGGGCGGATCCCGCAGCCGATGTCCATCACGCTCTCGACCGGGTCCACGAGATACCTGCGCACCTCTGCGACCCAGTCGTGCCTAGCGTTGATCTCTCCGAGCGGCTTGGCACATCGAATCATGCGTTCCTCCACGAGACGCGCTTGATGACGTCGGCCATGGTCGAGTGGTGCACGCCGAGTTCGCGGGCGAGACGCGCTATCGAGTGCCCTTGCTGGTGCCGACGGCGGGCCTCGCGGACGGCCTCGAGCGACAGCCGGGCGTTCGGGTTTCGGTTCCCGGCCCGGTCCTTGTTCCCGCCCGGGGTCACTTGCGGCCCCGACGCGGTGCGGGCTCTGGAGTCTCGGTGGCGTTCGCGCGCGCGAGCGCCTCGATCGCCGCAAGTCTCCTCTCGATCGCCTCGAGCCTCTCCTCAATCCGCTCGGCCGCACTCTGCAGGGACAGGTCCATCGGTTTCTCCTCCTAGGTGAAGTTCTCGTGCTCGGGCTTCGTGAGCGCCGAGAGGATCGCGCGGTTGCGCTGGTTGAACATGCATCTCTCACACGTCCGGGCGTCAAACGTCTGCATGCGCTGACGCTTCTCGGGCGACGACCAGAGCGTCGACAGCCTCTGGTCCTTCAGGTCGCCGAGGAAGCCCTGGTCGTTGTACGAGGTCACGCAGCACCGGTACGCCTTCTGGTCACCGCCGATGTAGGTGGTGAAGTGCTGGATGCCACAGAACCCGTAGTCGGGAGCTCCCTCCTCGAGGTCGTCCACCCGGTCGCCGAGCATGTCGTAGACCCGGAAGTCGGGCGTTGCGAGTTGCACGGCCCGGGAGGCCTGTCGCTTGGCCTCCTCGAAGATGCCCTCGTGGTAGGCCGCGCCCTCGGTGGTGAACGCGGCAGAGATGCGCACGTTGTCTACGCCCATCTGCCTCGCACGTAGGACCAGGTCGATGATCTCGGTATGATTCTCGCGCGCGACGACGAAGCCGACGCCAATCGTGACGGTGCTCTGGGTCTCGCGCTTGCGTGCGACGAGCGCCGAGAGGTTCGACAGCATCTGACGCCAGTGCCACTCCGGACACCTGCGGTAGTTCCGGTAGGTCTCCATGTTGCCCGCGTCGATCGACACGCGCACCCATGTGGCCCGCATCAGGTCCTCGATCACGTCCTCGGGCAGGCGCACGCCGTTGGTGACGAGTGCCAGTTCGAGGCCCCGGTCGAGCACGGCGCGGACGATGTCCTTGAACCTGGGATGAACGGTCGGCTCGCCGCCGCCTGTGAGCTGGATCGCCCGCACGCCCATCTCGGCGCAGTCGTCGAGGATCTCGAGGACCTTCTCGTAGGGGATGAAGCGGGTCGGGTTGTTCGTGAAGGTGCCGTTCTTGTCCAGCGCCCCGAAGCGCTGGTTCGACGAGTACCCCTCCATGCGGTACGGGCACCCGGCGCAGTCCTGGTTGCACAGGTCGGAGATGATCAGTTGCACGTGCTTCGGCACGGGCTGCTCGCCTCGACGGAGCATGTCGATCGAGTCCGAGTGCCACAGTGCCTTGTTCGGCGCATAGGCTCCGTGGCTCATCTCGGCACCCACCTTCCCTCGGGTGAGCGGACGAACTCTCCCGGGTTGCGTCCCCAGCGCGACCGAAAGGCCAGGTGATTCATCCGGTAGGCCTCCCGGGCCGGCGTGTGTCGTCCGTGGGCCTGGTGGCCGACGACCGGGTCGTCGATCACGACCACGTCCAAGTCCCTCGCGACGCGCTCGGCCAGGTCGTTGTCCTCGAAGGCGTCGCCCGAGTCGTAAGCGGGAACGAAGCCGCCGATCCGCAGGAAGTCCTCCCGGTGAACTGCGGCTGCGAAGTGCAGCAGGCGGTTCGACCAGCGACTATGCTGGTAGTACCCGTGCGGCAGTTGGCTGCGGTCGACGAACGCGCCCGGGTTCGCGAGCAGGTCCTTGGCGGAGGTGACCGTGTAAAGCGTGAGGCATCCGAACACCAGATACTGACCCGAGCGGGCGGTGTCGGCTGCGACCTGCAGGACGGGCCCGATGTGCGCGTTCTCGGGATTGGTCAGGAGGATCAGGTCGCCCTTCGCGCGCGAGACCCCGAGGTTGTATAGCGGGCCCGGGTTCTTCGCGATGCCTCCGGGCGGGCGCTCGTAGCGCTCGATGTGCACGGGCACCCCGGGCAGACGCTCGGAGGCGAGCGTGTTCAAGTCGGACACCTGGCCCGGGGAGCCGTCGTCGATGATCACCACCTCGTAGTCGAGGCCGGTGTACCAGTGACGGTAGGTGTCGAGCGTGACCCCGAGCTGCTGCGGACGGTCGTAGTAGGCCATGACGACGGAGATCACGCGACGAGCCTCCAGCGTGGTCGGTTCACCGGGCCACCTTGTACGTGTGGGTGATCTCCTGGCTTGGCAGACGCTTGCCGTACCGGTCCGTGCCGACAACGGTGAACCTGTAGGTCCTGCCGTCCACGAGCCGGGCCTTCACGCCGTCGGCACACCATGCATCGGTGCGGTTCGGGCATAGAGGCGTCTTGTTCAGTCGCGCCACCCACGCGCCGTCGGCGTAGAGGTCCACCGAGTGGAACGCGGGCGACCAGCCCGCGAACCACACCCGGAGCGACACGACCTCCTCGTCGCAGGCACACAGGAGGAGCAGCGTCAGGAGTCCTGCGCTTCGCCTCACTCGTCGCCCTCGGGCTCTCGAGCGAGTGCCGCGCGAGCGAGCGCCAGGAGCCGCAGCACGGTGCGGCACGGTAACTGCACCTGCGAGTCGTCGGCGACCTGGATCGCTGCGACCTCGCGCGCGAGCTCGTCCACCTCGGCGAGCGTCATCGGATGCCCCGCGCGATCGAGGCCCGGACGGCCTCGCAGGGCTCCCACTCGATCGAGCCGTCACGATGGGTCCTGATCCATCCGCAGTGACGGCCCTCGATGTAGAGCGCCTCCTCGATCGAACCGGACGTCGGCACGAGCGTCGGGTCGGTCTCGTAGAGGACTGCGGCCGTCGGGCCGGGCTCCGGGGTGCGCTGCGGGAACCGGACCTCGGGGAGCGGCTCAGAGCAGGATGAGAGTGCCAGGATGATCGCGATGAGCGAGACCGCGATCGAGATGCCGATGATCCACGCGAGCATCGCGTCGACCGGGTCCGGAGTGTCGAACAGAGCCTTGAACCTACGCAGTCGGGACATGGTGATCTCCTCGTGCGGGCTCGATGATGACGCCCGTCGGATGGTCCGACTCCCACGGGATGCGAACAGCCCATGGGTCCGGAGGCCTGCGGTTCACGTCGACGCGCGTGCGCGTGCCGAAGTGCCCGGTGTGGTAGGCGAGCGATGGGACGAGCGAGAGCGGCATGCCGTGCGTCCGGCGGTTGAGCCAGTGCCAGAAGAACGCCACGTCCCAGCCGTGATGAACGAAGTGGTCACGCCCGAGTGCCGCGATGCACTCGGCCCACAGGTCCCCTCGGTGAACGCAGCAGACCGACGACGACCAGTCCGTCAGCACGACACCCGGCACCTCGCGCGCGAAGTCCCGACGCGGGTCCGTGTAGACGTCCAACATCCCAGAGAGCGTCGGGGCCCGGTCGGCCACGAGCGACCAGCGGTCCGCAAGCGTCCGGAAGCAGCCGTCGACGAGGAACACGTCGTCGTCGACCTTGAGGAAGGCCCCGCCCGGGTGCCGCGTGAGGAGGAACTCGACTGCCGTCAGGAACCTCCGGCCCGTCGAGAACATCGGAGCGAGGCGCTTGTCCGGCGAGGTCCAGTCCTCGCGGTAGCGCTCACCCGGCAGGACGACGACGTTCGGTAGCCTGGCCGCACGCGCGAGCATCTCGACGGTGAGCGGGTCCGTGGAGCCGTCGTCCGCGATCACGAGTTCGGCACCGATCTCCGCGCTCTGCTCGAGGATCTGCGGCAGGGACTGGCGGAGCAGGAGCGGGCGGTCGTAGGTGGTGAGCAGGACCGAGCGGATCGGGTGCGTGGTCACTGCGGATCGACCCGCTTCCCGAGTGCCCGGGCGATGCGCAGGGCCGTGACGAGGGTCGGCTGCACGCGACCGTTCTTGATGCGGTTGAAATGGCCCTGGTCCATGTGGACCGTCCTCGCGAACGCCGTCTCCTGCACCTTGCGTCGCGCGAGCTCGAGGTTGATGCGGTTGCGCAGCCTCATGTGGACACCTCGTCGGCAGGTGCGGACACGCGTGCCTCGTAGTCGGCGATCCGCTGGCCGATCCACTCCATGCAGTTGACGGCCATCGAGTTACCGAGCGCGCGGTAGCGCGGGCCGTCCGGGCAGTCCTCGGCTGAGCGTCCGCGCCACGGGATCAGGGTCCAGTCATCGGGAAACCCCTGGAGCCGTTCGCATTCGCGCGGAGTGAGCCGACGGACGGTATGGTCGATGCTGAGATACTTGGGCTGATAATGCCCGCAATTGGCGTTACTGGAATGAGCAAGGGCTGGACATACATCAGCCAGTCCGATGACCTGATCCTGTTGAGATCCGCCTTGAAACGCCACCGCGTGCGTATCGCGCTCTCCGGTGTCGAACGCATTGATCGTGTTCGCCGTCTCGGCCTCGACCCACGACTCGTCGTCGGTCACGGACTGGGCACGCTTGGACTTGCGGAATACAGTCGTCGTGGCATCGACCTCAGACTGAAAGCCCGTCGTCTGATTCGCTCCCACCGACAGCGTATCGGCAAGGTCGACGGTGTGATTGCGGTAGGCGACCAAGGTTTGACCTTCATCGCAGGTGGTGTTGATCCCCTTGTGCATTCGGGAGGTGAGAGTATTGCCCCTATCGGGAACAAATAATGCAGCGCCGCTAAATATATGCTGATTATTCTGCCCATGCTTCAGGGCAAAATCTCGATCAAGCGTGCAAGCAACTTCGGCGGGCCAACGACCTACCTCCGCGCCGATGGCAAGATCGTCTTGTCCTCGCGACTCTCCGGCTCGTTCGACGCCGCGACCGCTGCTTGTAAGGCTGCTCGCAACATCGGCGGCAACTCCTTCCCCCTTCTTTCCGCGCGCCGAAGAATTCCGGCGCACGCTTTGGGACTCAAATAGTACCGCTGCGGCACCGGCTGGGTCTCCAAGACATCCGACAACGAACACACGTCGCCTGCGCTGCGGGACGGCGCGTGGATGTCTGTGTGTTCGGACATACTCAGCGTCCAGGACTCGGTAGGCCCACCCATACCCGAGGTCTGCCAGCGACCCGAGGAGGGCTCCAAAGTCCCGTCCTCCGTCTGATGACAGGACACCGGGCACGTTTTCCCAGACAATCCATCGAGGCCGGAGACGTTGAGCGATCTCAACGAAGCGAAGCATGAGTCCGCCTCGCGGGTCGTGCAGTCCCTTGCGGAGTCCTGCGACGGAGAAGGACTGGCAGGGAGTTCCGCCCACGAGAAGGTCGATTGATCCGGGTTCGATGTTCCACGTCTCATGTGTCGTCATGTCTCCGAGGTTCGGCACGTGCGGGAAGTGATGCGCGAGAACAGCAGACGGGAACGGCTCGATCTCCGAGAACGCGACCGGCTCCCAGCCGAGCGGCTCCCACGCAACGGACGCGGCCTCGATGCCGGAGCAGACGGAAAGGTAGCGCATAGGACGGGCGGGATGGTAGCGCATGGGACGTATGCGTCAGCGAGTGCTGACAGCACTCCGCCGACGGGCCCAGGCGCGCTTGTTCGCAGTGCTCACGGCCTGCGGGTGCGGCAGGCACATGAGGTGCTCCGGGTTCACGCACACGCGCGAGTGCTCACACGGCACGATCGAGTACCCCGGGAGGATCTCGTTCCCGGCATGTCGCCATGCCGCACGCCACGCGGACTGCCGCACGCCGTCGACGACCACCTCCGGACGCCGGGTCGCTGCCACCGAGCCACGCCACAGCCAGCACCCGTGCGCGAGGTCCTCGGTCACGTCGAATCCCTCAGGCCACTTGGACACGCTCACCCTCCATCAGTGCCTCCATCGGCCGCAGGTGCTCCTTCGGCACGAAGTACGCGCCGGGCCGGTCGCCATGGGTCCGCAGCCACTGCGGGCGCTTGGCCTCGTGCCCGAAGATCCAGCCGCGAACGAGGAACGTCGGGCACCTGCCCGTCACCAGCACCCATCGCGTTGCATCGGCATCGTCCTGGCGGACGATCAGGTCCCATCCATGACTCGATCGCGTGCGGACCTGAAGGCCCGGCAGGTCGTTTCGCGCGAAGGTGTCCACCGAGCCGTCCCAGTAGACCCCGAGCAGTTTCGCCACCGCGAGCTCGCCGCATGCGCCCTCGATGTGCTCGTTCCAGCCCACGCCCTCGAAGCCGTGAGCATCGGGACTCTGGCGCTTGATCGACGAGAGCTGACGCAGGCGACCGATCTCGCTCGCCATAGCGGCCTCGTACCAGGTGAGCGTCACCCGCATCACCCGTCACCCGGTACCGTCAGGCGGTCGGAGTAGATCGACTTCCAGCGCTCGAGGTCGCCCGCCTGCACCGAAACGCCAACAGGCACCGATCCGGACCACTCGCCCGGGTAGGCAAACGGATCAGGCGGTGTCCGGTTGTGATCGGTCTCGATCAGGTGCACGCCCGTGTGCCCCGTGTGGTAGACGAGCGAGGGCTTCGTGGCGAAGCAGCGCATGCGCTCTGGGTGGAGCTTGTGCAGGAAGCCCCAGAAGAAGATCGTGTCCCACCCGGCCTTCACGATCTCGGTGACGCCGACCTCCTGGATGCAGTCCCTCCAGAGGTCCAGCCGGTGCACGCAGCAGGTCGAGCAGCTCGAGTCCACGAGCACGACCCCGGGCGAGCACTCGGCCTCGATGCGCGTGTGAGGCCCGACCATCGCGGACAGTGACACCGGGCTGAGCGGCGCGATCGACTTCCACGAGGTCACCACCCGGTGGATCGCGTCGGGCGCGAGCACGATGTCGTCGTCCACCTTCACGAAGGCGGCCTCGGGCCCGTAGCGGTCGAGCAGCCATGTGACGCCCTCGAGGAAGTTCCTCCCCGTGCTCAGGTGCGCGTGCAGCCCGTCGTGCCGGGTGCGCCCGGTGAGCGTGACGCCCTCGCAGCGCTCGGCCTCGGCGAGCTGTGCCAAGGTGTCCGGGTCGGTGGACCCGTCGTCTCGAATCAGGACGCTCAGCCCGCAGTCGAACGCCTGGCGCAGGATCTCCGGCAGGGACTGCGCCAAGAGGTGCGGGCGGTTGAAGGTCGTGAGAAACACCGACCTGACGGGCCAGCGGGACACCCTACTTCCGCATCTCGGCCTGGAACTGAATCAGACCACCGTAGAGCACGATGGCCGCCACGACTCCGACGCCGACCCTCCAGCCGAAGGTCAGACCGAGCAAAGTCGACAGCCCGAGCGTGATCATCCACGAGGGCCCTGCGAGGCGGTTCTTGTCGTCGGCCATGGTTCCCGTCCCTGTTACCGCGCTAAGACGTTACTGGCGGCATCCGTCAGCGATTGCGGCCGGATTCTATACCGAGCGGGGCGCGGGTCATAGCGTCACGCCTTGGGTATTTCCGGCCGCTTGCCGGAGCGAAGGTCCTTGATCGAGAGCCCACCTGTCCACTGGCAGTGAGCCATCTCCTTGAAGGTCTTCCACCTGCCTGCCCACTCGAGGCCGACTCCTTCGGCGATCTCGCCGCAGCGCTTGAAGGTGGCCGTGTCGTTCCAGCGGGCCTTCCCGCCACTGACCGGCACGAAGTCGAAAGCGAGCCCGTAGTTGTGGAAGGACTGGCCGGCTCGGGCGTTGGTGACGATGCGCCCGGGCTTGGTTCGGCCCTGGGCGTATAGGGCATTCTGGCAGGCCGCGTCCCGGAGCGTGGACGTGACGATGACGTCCAGCCCTTGTGCCTCGCAGGCAGCAAGGAAGCGCTTGCACAGGGTCTGGACGTGCGGGTGCAGGTCCTTCAGGTCCCTCGAGCAGATCACCGGTCCACCTCCTTCTTCACGATCTCTCTCTCCCGGGACTTGGGCAGCCGGCGCTTGTCGCGATGGCGCTGGGTCGAGGTCCTTCGTCCGGTCTTGCAGGCCCCGCGCGAGACCCGGCGCATGGCCTTGATCGTGACCTCCTGCAGGTCGGCCTTCGGGATTCGCATGTGATGTCACGTAATGTGATGTGATGTGACTAGATGAAGTGCATCTGGCCGACTGCGCTCTGGCGCTTGAGCTTCAGTTTCTCCGAGTCGGCGAAGGCGAGGACGAGGGCGTCCGCACGGTCGGGCGAGTGCAGCCCGCGCTTCTGCATGTCCTCCTTGGACTCGATTCGGATCTGGCCCCTGGAGGTCCGCTCGAAGCGCAGGGCCACGAGCTCGGCTGCGAGTTCGTCGTCGTCGGGCGGGATGGCGATGTCGCCGTCCTGGAAGCGCTCGCGGAGTGCCCAGTAGAGTTCGGCTCGGAGGTTCGCGAAGGACTCCCGGTCGAAGGCCTGCTGTCCGACGTTCACCCCGAAGGCCGGTGCCCGGAGTTCGCGGGCACGATCGACCACGCCTCTCCCGACGCCGATCGGGTCCACCTTCGCGCGCTCGGCCCCGTAGGTCCTGATGGCACTCAGGATGTTTCCGGTCGTCTGCATCGTGTCCGGGTTCTTGTCCGCTCTGACGATCTCCGCCACGGGCCCTCGGCGCAGGCAGATGACGGTCGAGTCCCCACCTGCGCCCACGTCAACGCCCAGTTCCACGGGCTGTCCGGCCTCGAGCGAGCCCCAGCGGGCTTGAGCCTGGGAGATGAGTCTTGCGGGGATGAGCCCGCCGTCGACGGTCTCGGGGAACTGGCCCAGGACCTTGGCCACGTAGATCGGGTTGTCCTCGCCCCAGCGGGCGCGCTTCTCCTCGGCCCATGTGGTGCCGATGAGGAGCGGGCGCACGTCGTCTGGGACCTCCTCGCCGGTGAAGTTGGGCGAGTCGAACGCACTGATGCCGATCACGTTCCAGCCGCTCCCGGGCTTGCAGACCTCGCCGAACTCGGTTGCCGGGTCGTCCGGGTTGCCGATGGCGAGGAATGCGGACGTGTCGTTCGCGATCAGCGAGTCAGCCGCGTCCCAGAGGGCCTTGGGGATTCCGCAGGCCTCATCGAAGATGCAGAGCACATAGCGCGCGTGGATGCCTTGAAAGGCGGTCGGGTCCACGTCCGAGGGCTTGCGTCCGAAGCCCACGAGCTCCTCGGAGCCTGTTGCTGCCCGAGCGAACCACTCGGTCTGATTCACGCGGCCCGGGAGTCTGCCTTTCGCGTGCGCGCGACCGATCTCCCTCCAGAGGATCGCTCTCACCTGCGGGAAGGTGGGCGCGCTCGTCACGACGAACGCCTCACCGGGAGGGTGCGTGTCGATCCACCAGGCCGCAGCCCTGGCCGCGACGAATGACTTGCCTACCTCGTGCGCGGAGTGCACGGCCGTGCGTCGGTGGTCGCGGACGGACTCAAGGATCTCGCGCTGGCGGGACCAGACGAACTCGCCCAGCCGCTCCTTCACCCAGAGGGCCGGGTCCTGCATCCACCTGCGTCTTTGGACCTCGGCCCGGACGCGCTCAGCTATCTGCTGAGCTTGCGCGGTCGAGGATCGTGGCGAGCGTGGCAAGGTCGGAGTCCGAGAGCTTGGAGAGGTCGACCTGTGAACTGACGGCCAGGGGCCCACCATCTGCACCGGTCACCTCGCTCTTGGTAGGCGCGTCGAGACCGAGGAGCCTCGCCCGACGCTCGGAGACTCGCAGTGCGGACGTGACGCTCGACGGGTCGCCTCGCTCGATGCCATCCCACAGGCCCTTCACCATGGCATCGAGGCGCATGAGCTCGATGCGACGGATCTTCTCGCCTGACTCCCGCTCGAGGGCGGCGAACTCATCGAGGACCTTGTGCACATCCCTGTGTGCCTGGGCCTCGGAGATGCCGAGTTCGCGGCCGATAGCCCGGTACGAGAGGCCACGCTTGCGCAGCTCGAGCGACTGCACACGGCGCTCGGCGGCGATCTCCGTGCGCGGGTTGCGCCTGCGACCCATAGGTCAGTCGGGCCTCCGAGATCGCCTGGGGTTCCGGGACTCCTCGACGTGGATCGGTCTGCCCTTCAGTTCCCTCCCGAACAGGAACCGTCGGCACTCCTCGAGCTCGTCGGGTCCGCCCTTCACGTCCACGTCCACGAAGCAGAAGCCCCGGAACTTCTCCGAGCCGAAGTCGGTGATCATGCGCACGCGCGAGACGAGTGCCCCGGACTCGCGCACGAAGTCCCGGACCTCGGTCTCGGATGCATCGAACGGCACGTTGGCGAGAAACAGCTCTGCGATCATATGGCCCCACGGAAACGGGTCTGGGACACGGGGCACGGGTCAAACGTCAGCATCTGCGGACGTAGTTTATACGCTATGGGTCCACGATGGAACGCGCGAGGGTCGTGTCGATCAGCACCTCCACGTCCTCGACGGTACGGATCACGACCGGCGTGCGCCCGCGCCAGTGCGCATGAAACGCACGCTGCAGGTGATTGAGCGCCGAGTGCGCAGTGCCTCCGCGCTTGCCGACTGGGAGTTTCACTTCGACCAGCAGGTCCACCCCACCGATCCCCACCAGCAGGTCCGGGCACCCACCACCGACACCCGAGAGATCGAGCACGCTCGCGCCGGCCTGCTGGAACGCGCGCACGATGGCGTTGTGGTTCGCGTCTTTCCGCCAAGCGTACTTCACGCGGGTCTCCGCACGGGTGCGACCCACTCGTCGTTCTCGTCCGGACGCCCGCGCCACCGGCACAGGGCACAGTACGCGAGAGCCCAGAGGATGCGCCTGCCGCAGTCCGGGCACAGGTGCACCGTGCGCGGAGGCTTGCGCAGCGGCTCACTGCGCGAGACGACCAGCCACAGAGCCCGCATCACGACCCCGGAAAGCGGGGCGTGATAGGGAGACCGCCCGAGCCCGCTCCCCATGAGCGGGCCGGGCAGTCAGGACCCTCGGGTGGGATCCGCGTAAGATGGCCCGAGAGTCCATGCCTCGTCGCGTCGTCGCGACTATCCGAGTCGCGACCATCGAAGCAAAACGCACAAGATCACCGACCAGAGGACGCACGCGCACGCGAGGCCGATCAGGACACCTTCGAGCGCCACGCCGTCCTCCTCCTCGTCATCCGGGACCACGGGCCCCTCCCGGTGGCTCCGAGATCTCCACCTCGATCGCGAGCAGCACGCGGCATATGGCCCTCAGCAAGTGCCCATGCTCGCCCTCCGAGCGGTCGCCTGCGATGTGCCCGAGACAGTGCGCCAGAGCGTGGCGGACGTGCTGGCGGGCAGGGATCCCGCGCCAGTTGTCCTTCCCGTAACGGGTCTCCCCGTGGTGAAGCACGCGCCCGACCTCGAGCAGGACCCTTGCCTTGGACTCCGAGGAGTCGCCGTGTCCGCATGCCGCCACGAGCGACCTGGCAGCGTGGACGAGCGGCTCAACGCTCTCGGAGCCTCCGGCGCACTCCCGGTCCGACACCCACGTCAGCAGGTCCTCGACGATCTCCCAGGGGTTGAGCTTCGGGGGTACGAGGTCCTGGTGGTACCCGAACACGACCATGCCGAGCGCTCCCGGGGCGGCGTCGAGCGCGAACGGACACGCGCTCTCACGGGCACCCGTGGCGTGCTCGATCACCAGGGCCTCTGGCCCGAGGTCTCTGGCTAGGTCCCTCACCGTCCTCTCCCGTCCGCGATTGCTGACGGACACTCTACTCCGAGCGGGCCCCGAGAAAAATACCCCGGGGAGGGATTGTCAGAGCCTCTGAGATCGGGTACCCGCTCCGCGCCCGATAGGGGGTGACAGACGGGAGGTAGGGGTGACTGGGGTTGACGAGGTGGTGGTTCACCGTCTCCGCAGCGGCGGGTCGGTGCGGGATGCGCTGCGAGAGGCGGGCGTGTCGACGAGAAGGGTCAGATGGACGAGGGAGGTGTTCCTCGACTTGGCGCGGGAGCTCGCTCGGGGCAGGTCGATCTCGTCTCTCGCGCGAGAGCACGGCGTCACCCGCCAGAAGGTTCACCAGGTGGTCTCACGCCCGAACCCGCTCGGGCTGGTGGTGACGTGGCAGTGCGAGGCCTGTGGTCACACGTGGCAGAACACCTCGCGGGACTGGCCGAAGCGCTGCCGGGGATGTCGGTCGAGCGCGTGGAGGTCGGCCCGTGGGTAGCGCCATCTACCGCCGGATCCATGCGTCGTTCTGGACGGGCACGACCGGCAAGCAGATCCGCCCGACGGACGAGTTCGCGGTCGATGACTACCTGGCGGACCTCGAGTGCCGGATCGTCGCCACGTACCTGATGACCTCGCCGCACTCGACCATGTGCGGGATCTACCACCTGCCGATCGGGTACGCCTCGATCGACACCGGCCTCTCGCAGCCGGCGGTCCACAGGGCGCTCGATCGGCTCGAGCGGGTCGGGTTCTGCGTCTACGACCGGGCGATCGAGGTCGTCTGGGTGTGTGAGATGGCCCGCTACCAGGTCGACGGCCGCCTTCAGGCGAACGACAAGCGGCGACTCTCGATCCAGATGGCCCTGCAGTCGATCGAGGGCTCCCCGATCGTCGACGGGTTCATCGAGCGCTACCGCGAGAGCTTCGACCTTGATCTGCAGGCCTTTTCGGATGCCCCCCCGGGGGGGGCTTCCAAGGGGGGTGTACCCCCCCATAAAAGCCAGAAACAGAATAGTAAGAGGATTAGGAATCAGAAGATCCTAGGAAACCAGACTGTTCAAGAAACAAGAGATCTCTCCAAGGAATCAGAGAGAGGCACGCGCAAGCGCGCGCCGCGCTCCACGAGGGAGAGGCGGAGGCCTGTCGATCTGCCGCTCTCGCCTGAGGGTCTGGCCTTCGCCATGAAGTGCGGGCTGACGGAGAGCCAGGCGCTTACCGAGTGGGCGGCGATGGGAGACCACGAGTACGCCACCCCGAAGTCGGACTGGGAGGCGGCATGGAGGCAGTGGGTCCGGCGGGCGGCCGACTGGCGACCGTCAGCACCTGTCAGCGCCCGTCCCGCAGGCCGGTTTGCGGCCGAGGTCTCCCAGGGTGTAGCGGACCGGCTCCGGGCGGGTGCTTCCTTTGGTGACCCGCTCGGAGTACCATGCGCCAATCAGCCGGGACCCGAAGGTCCCGAGGAGGCCCCTGTCCCGTGACCCATGCCGAAGCGGCTTTGATCGTAGCGCGCCTCGTGGAGGCGTATCCTGTGCCCGCGTGGACCGACGCGGCAGCGTCGCTCTGGGTCGAGATGCTGATCGACCTCGACCGCGACATCACGGCCAAGGTCGTGCGCGACCTGATCGCCACGAGGTCCCACCGTCCGGCCATCGCCGACATCCGCTCGGGTGTGGCGTCAGCGTGTGCTGACGAGTGCGTATTCCTCCCGGCGGACGAGGCCTGGGGTGTCGTGCAGAAGGCGATCGGTCAGGTGGGTCGCTACCAGCCGTTTCCCCGCACGCACCCGCTCGTGGCGCACGCGGTGGACCTGATCGGCTGGCAGACGATCTGCGACTCGGAGTCGATCGAGACCACCCGCGCGCAGTTTCGCAACGCCTACACCTCGCTGCTCGATCGCACGCGCGCGACCGCAGCAGCGTCCCTCGGGGCACGCTCCGTGCCTCAGATTCCCACCCGCGACGACAAGAACGTGATCGCCATCGAGTCGGTCCGCTCTCTCGTCGCCCAGATCGGAGGAAAGCGATGAGCAGCGCGAAGAAGAAGGCACAGGTCCCGAGCGGTCTCCTCTCGGCGACGTTCCGGCGGATCGACCTGGTGCGGGCCCTCTCGGCAGTGAGGGGCATCGTGAGCGGCAGGGGCTCGATCCCGATCACGTCGGCCGTTCTCCTGACCGGCGAGGAGTTCGGCGCGACCGTCGAGGCGACCGACCTGTCGGTGTTCGGGTCGCACGCGCTGAATGGCGAGGTGAGCGTGACGGGCTCGGTGGCGGTCGACGCAAAGAAGCTCCTCGAGCTCGTGCGCGAGCTTCCCGAGGGTGACGTGTCGATCAACGGCCACGAGAACTCGTCCGTCGAGGTCCGGGCCGGGCGCTCGAAGGTGAAGTTGCTCGGTCTCGCCGTGAGCGACTTCCCGAAGTTCCCTGCGATCGAGCGGGACGCGCTCTCGATCACGATCGATGGGCCCATCCTGGGAGAGATGATCGACCGCACGATCTTCGCCGTGGCCGACGACGACACCCGCTTGCAGCTCGCGGGCCTGCTGTTCGAGTGCACGGCCGAGAGTCTCACGCTGGTCGGGACCGACGGTCACAGGCTGTCGACGTACACGGTCCCGGTGGGATCGAAGGACCGCAAGGCGATCGTCCCGCGCGAAGCGCTGCGGATCGCGCGCAAGGCCTTCGGCGATGAGCCGGTGACGGTGCGGGTGTCGCAGTCGATCGCGTCGTTCGAGGGCGAGGCGTGGAGCCTGTGCGTGCGGCTGATCGACGCGGAGTTCCCGGACTATGCCCAGGTGATGGCGGTCTCCGCGCCGGTCACGGTCGAGATGTCCCGGGACGACCTCCTGTCCTCGATCCGCCGCGTGTCGGTGGTGACGAGCGAGCGGTCCCGTGGGGTGGCGGTCCGGGTGGTGGGTGACGGGCTCGAGGTGTCGGCAAGCTCGCCCGATCACGGCGAGGCGAGCGAGGTCGTCCCCATGGTCCCGATCGAGGGCTCGGGCGAGAGTTCCGTCGGGTTGAATGCGTCGTACCTGGCCGGCGTGCTGGATGCGCTGGGTGGGTGCGAGCGGGTGCAGCTGTCCATGGGGTCGGACTCCACGCCGTGCGTCCTGTGTGTGCCGGGCCTGGCGGGTTGGAAGCACGTCGTCATGCCGATGCGGATGTGAGCGTGGGCGACGAGACCACACCGCTCGTCGTGTACCTCGTGGTGCGCCAGTCTCCGGACTGTGCGCCGATGATGGTCGAGGTCATCGGCGCGTGCATGACGCTCGCGGATGCTGATGCCCTTCGGGAGTACGAGTACGAGCGGACCGGACGGCGCTGTCACGTCGAGTGGCTCTACCCAGAGGAGTCGGTCGAGGTGGTGCGTAGTGCGCGCGCGCGCGCTGACAGGGAGGGGTCGGTCGCACCTGACGGCCGGCCCCTCCCCGTGAAGGGGTAGGGAAGTGGCTGGACTGGAGAAGGACGAACGTCAGATCGACATCTGGTCCATCAGCCTGCGGCGCAACACCGATCCGATCGAGAGCGCTCTGGCTGCTCAGGAGATCGTGCCGTTCGTCGGCAGGATGCAGCAGGTGGTCACGGAGCTTGTGACTGCGAACCCGGGCCTCACCTGCCGCGAGCTCGCACGCATTCGCGGTGACGAGGACCTGCGGACTGTCGGGCGACGGCTGAACGAGTGCGAGAGGCTCGGGACGATCCGGCGTGGAGAGTCCAGGCCGTGCTCCACCACGGGACGGCTGTGTGCGACTTGGTTTCCGGTCGTGGCTCAACGCGAGTGGGTTCCGACGCCGATGCTGTGATGACACGTGAATGAACTAAAAGAGATCTGGTTTAATCGTGAAATCCCAGTCCTATTTCTTCCGATTAAAGGAAGCCTCTGTGTCAGGGTTCCATACCACGCTATGCGGAGGGCCTGGGCCAAGGCAACAGAGGACGAGCGTCGCACGTTCATGAGTGAGCTCGCATGAAGCCCTCCCTTGAGTCCGCGATCTCGCGCCTGCTCGCCGCAGCTCGTGACG